TGATTTTAAAAATAATTTAAAAGAGAATAATATTAATAATATAATATATAGAGATAAAGATATAGAACATACTGAATCAAAATTCATTAGAAAATGTAAATCCAAATTCAATAAAGCTTGTATAGAGAAAGGTTATATATTTGAAAATGATAAACTTAGAGATAAAGCATTTATAAATGCTGTAATAAAGAAATATCATTCACAAGATGCTGAAACTATTGAATATGCAAAATCATTGGTTAAAATTAGAAATGATGTATGGGCATTCCTAGAATTGAATGACCTAGAACAGACCTTATCTATTGAATTTGATAAGATTATAAATAATGCATAGAGGTTTTTAATTATGAATAAAGAAGATTTATCTGCCGTAGATTGGCTTGGTCATTTACATTATCAAATATGTAATGGTGGTATGGCACAAGCTTGTTTCAATGGATACATTGACGATGTAATTGATGTTTATGGTTCTATGGATGCTTGGGTTAAAGCTCTTGCTGAAGAAACTGACAATAATGAAAAAGCTGTTGAAGCCGCTAAATTTATTGCTAATGGTGTTTCACAGATTTATCTATGTAAGTCCTGTGATTACTGCGGTGGTTCTGGCTACGATGAATATGAGGAAGAAGATGAAGATGGTGAAACTGTAAGAAGAGAAGAAACCTGTTCTGAATGCGGTGGTGATGGAACTATTGATGTTGATTGTTATAGAGATATAGATATTGACTGCTGTGGCTTTGATGATAAGACCTGGGATTTTAAATATTATGACTTGGTTGATTCTGATTTTATTGACGATTTGACTAATCAGTCTCATAATCATTCTGTATTCATGGATATGATGCAAGAGCCAAAGAATGAATCTTATTTAAGAGAATCCAAAGCAAAATCTGGTCAAACTATATTGAATAAGATTAAGAAAGGTGCTACTTACGATGATATAGAAGATATATTAAATGATTGGAAATGTGTATCACAGAAGAAAGTTAGTGAAGGTGATGGTCCTGAAGACGATGCTTGCATTGAAATTTGGAGAAACTTTGATACCAATGAAGAAATGAAGTTGGTGCATAATATTTCTGACCGTTCCTGCGATGTTCTCGGATTAAAGAAGATATCTGACTAATAATTGTAAAAAATATTTTACTTACATGAATTGTGGCTGTTCGTAATTGACAGCCACTATTTATTTTTATATATTTTCTATAAACTGAAAGGATTTCACAAATGTATTATGAAAAATTTGATACACCAATTGCTATTGCAGACCATTATGGTAATATAATTGTAAGATGTAATGTTCATACTAAAGGTATGCTGTCCGATAAGGCATTTAAGGCTGTACGTAGAACATTTAAATATCTGTATTATGCACATAAGAATGATATGCCTGGTGATGTTAGCGATTATAGTATTCAGACACCAACGACTAGAACAAGTCTGGAGTATTATGTATGAAAATTACCAAAAATAACATTAAAGCCTTATGTGAAAAATATGGCTTAGTTTTTGATACTGGTTATAGCGAAGTAATATGTACAGGAAGTTTGCCTGAAAATAAGTATAATGTTGATGAATGGCAACCGTTGATAGATGTAGTTAAATATGATAATGATACTTATTTGACTGCTGAATTCTGGTGTGGTCTTGAATTTAACTTTGATGTTTATACAAATGAATATAAGATAAATTATTCTAATTCTATCCAATTTAACGATTATAATGAGTTAGAACAAGCTGTAATCAAAATGATGAATATTTTAAATCAACTGCAGTTTATACCTAAGATGTTTGATTCTGAAAAAAAGAAAAAAACAATAGAAAAAGATTTTGAATGAAAACATTACTGATATCTGACATACATTCTGACATGTGGTTTTCTTATGCTGTAAAACCATCAAGAATTAATGGAGATGACCCAAAAGAAAGTGTTGTCTTTGAAACTTTAGAATGGCAGTGGAAATCATATTCAATTCCTGACACAGAAGCAATCATTATAGCGGGAGACATGTCAAATGATTATCTAACATTATCTCGCCAAATAAAATGGCTAGCGTCTAAGTACTTGCAAGTATTCTGGACTTTAGGTAATCATGATTTGGTTATAAAAGGTGCTACACCATCTAAATCAAATGCTCAATTCAATACATCTGAAGAAAAGATTGAGAAGATAAAAGAATACTGTTCTTCATTTGACAATGTTCATTTGTTGGAAGGTAATATTGTAAATGGAATTGCTGGATGTATGGCAAGTTGTGATTTGAAAGTTGAACCGGGTTATTATGATATAAAACAAAAATGGAAGAATAACTGGTTTGATGGTAATTACTGGAATTATTTTAATCAAGATCCTGAACAAATCTGGAACCATTACGATAATATGTTAATGGATTTTGTAAAGAAAAAACCAAAAATTATTGTAACTCATTTTGCACCTTATGAAGTAGGAATAAATTGGAAATATAGGAATAGCAATACAAATACATTTTTCTATTTCAAGGCAGAAAAGTATCTAGAAGAACTTGATAATGGAACAATATGGCTATGCGGACATATACACGATAAGAAAATCTGTACATATAAAAATTCAAAAGGAAATATCATAAAAATTCTATGTAATCCTTATGGTTATCCTGGAGAATATGATAGATATGCAGATACCTGGGATTATACAGGTGAGCAACTAGAACGTAAGTCAAGAGAAACAACTTATAACGATTACATAATAGACCTATGATAAAGAAATATAACTGGGACTTGAATGACTGGAAAAAATGGTGTGATGTACCATTAATAGAACAGTATGAATATTGTTTCGTGGTTGCATTTCAAGAGAATCCGGATATAATATCAATATCCTTATTTAGGTCCGATAGTAAAAATATGAATTGGCCTCAACATAGAAGTCAAAATAGTAGATATTGCTGTGTAGCAAATAAGAGATTCAATTTAAGACAGATTGTAATGAAAGGTCCTGAATTTTGTAAGAAATTCTTTGACAATGAACTTGATAAAATGGAAATAGAGTTGAATTTTAAAGGCTATTACTAGAAAGATTCTTGGTATTATACAGGGTGATACATTGAAAAGAAATTTCAGTTAAAATAAAGGATTATGTTATAGAACTATGATTCACACGTATAATTATGACATTGATGACTGGGATTATATATGTAAAACAGATAATGATAAATATGCTTATGTCTATGCAAGTATAGGTGAAGAAAATTTTGTACATATTTCAATATACCGAACAAATGAATTGGATCTTGAAGGTCATGTAAAAAATAAAGAAAGAATTTTAAAATTTAAATTGTATAATTTACCTGAATATTTAAAGAAAGGACCTGAATACTGTTTTAAATATTTTGGTGCTGAATTGAACAAAATGGCTATTGAGATTAATTTCTTAGGCTATGAATAAAAGTTTACATATATAAATAAAACGAAAGGATAACTATTATTGGTTATCCTTTTTCTATATTGAATTCGTTATAATAGGTTAAATATGATAGACTTAGTAATAAGAAAAATAAATGAAAGTGTAGTTGAGTTGGATTGTGATGATGACATTCATCATAATGTTTATATGAGATATTCTGAATATATGGCACGGATATCAGTTTAATCCTCGCTATAAACTTCGCGCTTGGGATGGGAGATATAGAGCATATAATATTAAGACACATATTCTACCTTATGGATTAGTTAAAGACCTAATCAAATGGTGTGTATCTCAAGGAACCACATTTCAACTTGAAGGATTCCATGATACTGAACTTCAAGAACAATTGGATGAAGATTCATATTCTGAACAGATTAAAGACAATATGAAGAATGCTCCATTTGAAATTCGTGATTATCAAGATAGAGCAGTTCGTGCTGCATTGACTAACCATAAAGGAATTCTTCTAAGTTGTACTTCTAGTGGTAAGTCTTTAATGATTTACAATATTATTCGTTGTCTTAGAAAGAAAAATTATAAGAAAATCCTTCTAATTGTTCCAAACATTATGCTTGTTGACCAGATGTTTGATGATTTTACTGACTATGGTTATGAAGATATGGAACATGAAGTTGAAAGACTTGGTGGAGGTCATGAAGCATATTTTGATAAGCCTGTATTGATTTCTACATGGCAGTCTTTACAGAATAAAGAAAATGATTTCTTTGAAAAATATGATGCATTATTTATCGATGAAGTACATTCGGTCAAAGGAAAGGAACTTACTAGAATAGCCAAACTATGTGAAAATGCTAGATTTAAGATTGGTACGACTGGTACATTACCTTCAGATAAAGCTGAATTATTACAGATTAAGTCTGTAATGGGCGATGTTATATTTGAACTTAAATCAAAGGAATTAATTGATGTTGGTGTACTTACAAAAATTAAGATTGCCAACATTATAGCAAAATATCCATCTGATTTCGTATTGCAGAATAAAGGCAGAAGCTATCCTGAAGAAGTTAAAATGGTTGAAGAATATGAGGATAGAAATAAGGTCTTAAAAATGATTATAGACCATACAGATGATAAACACAATATTCTTATATTGGTGAACCATTTGAAACATGTTAAACTAATGCAGGAATGGTTTGCAACTAATTATCCTGGTAAGAAAATAAGTACAATTACGGGTGCTGTTAGTGGTAAAGAAAGAGGTGAAATCCGAACTGGTATTGAGAATGAAGATGGAACAATATTATTGGCTACTTATGCAACTTGTTCTACTGGTATAAATATGCCTAAATTGCACGATGTAATTCTATTTGCCAATAGTAAATCAAAGATTAAAGTTCTACAGTCCATTGGTAGAGGTCTTCGTAAACATAAGACAAAAGACCAGATTATCCTATATGATATTGCAGATGATTTGAGTTATAAGACTAGAACTGGCCGTGTAATTGAGAACTATTTAATGAAACACTGGCATGAGAGAATGACATACTATAAGGAACAAGAATTTCCTACTATAACAACATCTGTAAATATTTAAATATGTGTTCATAAATATATTGTTATGAGCTATAAGTTTAAATATACAATTATAAACAATAAAATCTTTTATAAGACAAATGAATATAATGCTGCCGACGATTTAGTATCACAGGGAGAATATGAACTATTAAATTCAAATATAAGTAATAAAGCATGGTATTCAGAATTCAATGCATATTGTGATGTATCAGCATTTATAGTATTACCATATAATAATGAAGATAATTCAATTACTTGGACTCATGATAGGTCAAGTGATTTATATACACCATCTTCATCTGGGACTGTTCCTTTACACTATAAAATTAATTTGAAAGCAAACAGTTTAAATTACTTTGAATATATAAAGAATGTTGTAGTTAATAATTGTTTATTTAATAGAATGTACTCTAACGTTCTAGGCTTATATGATATGTCTAATACTGATGTTAGATACGGTTGGCTAAATGATGATAATCAGTTACTAGATAGTATAAGTATTTTAACTATAATTGTTGACCCAGATGATAATACAAAATATAGACTTATACAATATATCGGTCATAATGGTAATACTGAAATATGGAGAGAATTTAAGTTTGTATATGAGTCCTCAGGATTAAGGTATGATTCTCCATCGTGGGATAAGTCTTGGACTGATAGTTATGAATCATTCATATTTGAAAGAGAATTATCAACATATTATCAAGAAATACAAGATACTTTGGATAATCCAACAAGCTCAAATAATTCACTTAATTTTATTAATACCGTATATTCATATGATGTTGATAGTAATGGTTTACTTATAGATAATTTACGAGAATTAGGAAAATCAGTATATTATACAATAGATGCAACAAATAATACAGTGGCTCGTAATGGTGATTTATGTACTTTGTGTGAAGAATTGCCTATATACGATGTTTATAATACTGCTGATGGTAAGGTCTATCAGTCAAATAAAGTTTATGTATTGTATAGAGTGAGTAAAACAACAAATGGATATGATTATGATGCTTTATATTCACCGGAATTATTTAATGAAGTTGGTATAGGCTATATACTATCAAATTGGGTAGTTTATATAAATGGTGAATTGAAAGTAGTGTGGTGGCCTGAATTATCACCAAATAGATTTGGTACAGAAAATGTTCCACCACATTTATCACATTATTCAATGCAAAATCCATTAGTAGGTGAAATAAAATGCTGGAAAGATGCTAGATTTTTTAAACAGGATTCTTTTAAGAAAGATTCACATATATTGGCTGATACAAAGTTCTATCCAAATACAGACCAAAGATATAAGTCTACAATGGCAACAACTAAATTACCAGTAGATGATACTTATGTAACAGAAGAAGGAAAAATTGTTGCAACAAAAGTTATAAGATATCAGATAAAACGAAAGAATGAAGGTAGAATTGGATTTAATGTAGGTGAATATTTTACTGTATTAGGCACTGGTGGTGCGCCTCCATATGGTGTAGATTACTATGCACATAACTATATTCCTGATACTGTAACCGAAGATGACCCTGTAGATGTAAGTGATAGTAACTATACACCAATTCCAGATGTATATGCTGGATATGAATTTTATTGGGATGGTTCTTATCTTAAACAATTATCTACAGAAAAACATGAAAAAACTGAAGACCATGCTTATCTATATGAACAAACAAAGACATTTTATGTTGATGACAATTCATTTAGACGAGATGTAACCTTAACTGTTGAATATAGAGAAAATGATAGAATTTGTGTATTACCAAGACGAGAAACAGGAACAATTACGAGTCTTACACCAGCACAGTCATTAAATACTTATATAGATACAGCAAAAATTGATATAAAATATAATCAGGATAAGATTGTTTTATTTGGATATTCTAACTTTTTACCTTTAAATGATGAAGGCGATTATGTAATAAATGACAAAGAACCTATAAAAAATCTTGTAATGTGGAAAAATATTAATTACCGACAAGAACAACTAAATCTTATTGATGGTATAAATTATCATACAGATGGCTTAAATATCGTAACATTAAGAGATGGTAATAATAAGATAATTGTAAAGTATCCTCGTATTAAACAAGTTAATGTTATAACAACTAAATGGGAAAAATTATCAATTCGTAACTATAAGCAATTATACCAACATACAAAAGAAGAACAACTTGAATATCAACCAGAAATTCGTATATTTAGTGATTCTTCAGAGGTAGATATTGATGCTTTAATTGAAGGAGCAAAGAAATCCGGTCTTGTCACTCCATCTGATTATTATGCTTATAATAATACATCATTTGGTGGATATAATAAGATTGAATATGAAGAAGAAAAACAGAATTGGTTCTGGTTAGAAGATTTTAAGAATTGGTGTATCTGGAAATATGATTATGATTCTTCAATGTATTACTTATCTATATGGAATGGCTTTAATGGATGGGATGACTTGAGAGATATTTATGCTTTGATTAAAGCACCAAATTTTGATTATTTTTATCTTGCATATAGATACTTCTATCCAAAATATGTGTTTAATTTAGGACCAACTTATTATCTTAATGGTGGTTTAAGACTTCCTGGTAATGTTAATGCTGTAAATGATGGTATTCCGGCAAATAACCAACCAACTTATGAGTATAATAATGCTAATAATTCGGTTTTACAATTTAATACTTTAATGTTACAAAATCATAGCAACTATTCTACATATGATTCGTATTCATTCCAAAGTGTAAGAAATTCTGACTATTATCCAAATACTTATAGAGTTCCAGTAATACCAGGTTCAGGAAGGCTTAGTATTGTTATTCCAGGTGGTATTAATGCTGTTGTAAATAAAGATAATGGCTATATAGACACTGAAAAAATAGTAAATCCATTTACAACACAAGGAAGTCCTAGTATAATTAGAACTTCAAATGGTCAACTTAATTTACTATTTGCTTTCAAATTTGATTTGGATAGTACAAAGTATATAAAATTGATTCAAGATACTGTAGATGATATAAATAATGCTTGTATAACTTTCTTTGGAACTGGTAATTCAAAAACTATTGATGATTGGAAAAATTTTGAACATGTGAGTGATACATCTGAAGAAGTAAAATCAGATATAAAAGGGATAGATAGTGAAACAATTTATGATAGACCATCACAGGTAAATTCTATTGCCAATACTATAAATATGAATATAACTTTTGATTCACCAAGACCAAATGTTGTTACTACAACTACAGATGATGATGATTACGCTATAAGATGGAATAGATAATGTCTTCAATATTATTCAATAATTTTAAAAAACGATTTCTAAGTGGTAATGTTCCTTCGGCAGATGAATGGTATTTTATACCAGTTAATTCTGTATTTAAGAATACTTATGATACTACAAGAATGCCTTTGGAACAATATAGAAATGTTGATGACTTTATGAAGACTGATTCAACAGTTTTCAGTTATACAAGTCCAGCTGAAGCAACAGCATATAATCATGACGAGATGGTTTTAAGTTCTGACAATTTCAACTATAAAATTGAAACTATGTCAGGAACAGGATTACTTAGTGGCTGTATATATGAAAAATCATGGCGAAAAGTTTTAGATGATGAAGTATTGTCAAACAAGCCGATGTTCATTAATGCTGAAAATTTTGATAACTTTAAAGAATATTATTATTCAACAATTAGTGCAAATATTACAAGCATAACAGAATATATAAATTCTGGTGGTTTCTATTATATTCGTTCAAAAGATGAATTAACTTGGTTCGCAAATAGAGCAAATAAGTTAAATAATAGAATTATTGGTGTTATTGGTGATAAAATTGAAGGCGTTATCAATGGTGACCCAATCGGTGCGGATGAAAAGTATCCATTTGAAGGTATTCTTGATGGTAATGGTTATAATCTACAAGAAATTACATTAGAATGTTCTACAACAGATTATGGTCTTGTTGGTGTACTTGGTAAATTTGGAACTGTAAAAAATTTTAATATTTACGGTAATATAACATTAAATTGTAATAAGAAACTTAATCTTAATCATATAAAATCTGATGCTAGAGATATTAATGCTGGTGTACTTGTTGGTAGAAATTATGGAAAAGTTTATAATATAAGATCTACACCTATATTACATTTGAATGGGTTTATTCCGGAAGTATATTCAGTCACAAATAAGAGTGATGATTATACTTGGTCAGATGGTAAAGTTAGACAAAAATGGAGTAAAGGAACTGAGAATTTCTATTTCTTAAATTCGTGGTGCATAAATTCACCAGGTAATGTCTGTCCTTATGTTGGTTATTTCGCCGAAGGCTATTATGGCGAAGATATGTGGGCATCAACTAGATATTATCAAGATTCACATAATCTTACTGCGACTACTGATAATATTAAAAATGACCTGCCATTGAGTGCAGATTGGGCACTAACTGGTACAACAGCTAAAAAATTTGATTTTCTTGATAGTATTTTATATACTGGAATTAATAATGGTCCTTATTATCAGCCATTAAATGCATATAATCGTGTAGGTAATGTATTTTATGGATTAGGCCTTGGTGGTCAATATGCAGATGCTAAATATTCAGATACAACAAATCCTACTATATTAAAAAATGAAATATTAGCATTATGTCAAATACCTGTTTATATGGGTGTTGATAAAGACTTAAACTATACTACTTGTATTCTTAATAATACTTTGAATGAAAAGAAAACAGATCCAGGTATTCCTCCTAAATTCTGGCCGAACACAGTAACATCATATAGAGATGCATGGGGTGGCTCCAATATCTGCTACAATGCTAACATTATTAAAAATGTTTATAAGAATAAGATAGATAAAGCCTTAAATGATGAAGGAAGCACCACAGCCACATCTAGTTATTTTCCATATTGTCCTTCTGCATATTGTCAGACATCATTAAGAATGAGTCCAATGGCTCGTGTGGCATATAACATTGGATGTCTTGTTGGTGCAAACTATGGAACTATATCAAGTGTATATACTCGAGTTAAAATTACAAATGATACTAATTTCGTTGGTTTCATTGGTGGTATTGCTGGTAAGCAAGGTAGAGGTCAGTTATTAAAAGTACATGCTGATACAAATTATCAGCTTAATTATAATCCTGTAGGCAATGATAAGAGTTATCAAGTAGTTTACAAACAGACACCATTATTACCAAAGGATAAGAAACCTGATTATTATGTCTATTCCGCGAATAATACCGTTACATCTTGTAATGCTGATTTAATGTTTTCTGCATTTTATGATGATGATCCGACAGTTGATTTGGATAGAGATATTACAGATGACTGTATAATTTATAAGTTAAAACCAATATTTATTGCTGGTGGTTTATTTGGTAGATATATTCCATCTGATGAATATTGTTTTGCTGATAATGTTTCATATGATTATATACTAGCAGGTTGTACAATAAGTTCTTGTGATATAATGATGTATTCAAACTATGGAAATACACATACAATAGGAGCATCTGCTGATATAAGTATTGAGAATGCTTTTGGTGTAATTGCTGGAAAAATAGATTATGAAACCAGTAATATGGAACTTTCATCTACATTCATTCAAACTGCAGGAATTCGTTTAATAAATTCACATATTAGTGCATATGGTGTATTTGGCGAAGACTTAAAAATAAAACCATATAAATTAAAGGTTCTTACAGGAAAAAATAATCAACTCTATCAGTCTTATGTATATGATGGTGTTGAATATGAAGCAGATAATAGAAGATATGTTGGTATTTATGAATTAAAATATAATCCAGTAAATAGTTTATCTCTAGCAACTACAGATAGAAATATTTGGTTTTTTAAAACATATAATCCAGTATTTCCTACACAACCTGAAGTATCTTCATATTCTGCAAAAATAGACCCAACAACAAAGGATTTATTGAAAGGTGATGATACAGGATATTTGTTTATTGCTGATTTACCATTTATGACTAACTATGCATCTGGTGGTGCCGGTGCATCATTCTGGGGTAACTGGAATTTGTCTCCCCAAATGAATAGTGATAGTGTAAATAATTTAGGCTTGAATATACCTAATGGATATAATAAGAGAAATATTGCACATGAATTGATAACTGTTGCAAGTTGTACTTCAAATATATCACCTATTATAGTTTTATATGATGATTTCTTTAATACTTGGGGTGATGAAGATCCTGATTCATATAATAATTTGAGTCTTAATGTTGCTCATACTAAAAAATGGAATAAAAGATACTTATATGGAAATACTGGAATTTATTTAGGCTTAGCCAATTCGTATGCAACAACTAAATTTAAAATTGATTTAGCTGAACATGATGGCAAAGGCATGATAGATAATGTATATTGCGATGTTTATAAGTTAGAACCTTATACTGCGACAAATGGTTCTGTATCGTGTATGACATTTAATTCAGGATATTACTTAAATGGAATGGAAGTTGCGGGTATTCAGAATTCTTTTGATGGATATACATTCATAAGAACAGAAACACAACCGGCTTATGCACCAGATAAACAATTAAGAAATATTCTAACAAATCCTGATGAATTTGGTAAATTCTATGAATATGCTACATTAGGCGATAACAATAATAAGTATCATAATCCTAGAATATTTGAAAAGAATAGATTTATTTATAAGAGTTATCATTTGACACCATATAATATAGAAAATCCAGATATGTATTATATGGGTGAACCTGAAGGTACTCCAATCGGAAGGAATAATAGCCTTGTATATATTAATGATATGTCAAATTTAATTGCTACTGAAGAATCATTTATTGACAAATCTATATTATCAGCCCATTCACAAGACTATGATAAATATTTCTATTATACTTATGATATAATAAATTCTGCTACAATAAATTATGATACATTCCAAGATATTGAAACTAATGGTCTTATTGGTAAACATAATGTAACATTTACTGCTAATGGTGATAAGATATATTACTCATTGGATGGAACTCATACAAAAACATACTATACTATTGGTGATTATTTGACACCACTCGAAATTAGAGATACTTTATATAAGAAAGGTAATTTCACTACAACATCGGTTTCATCTGAACAAGATTTTGCAGGATTACTTGTTGTAGATTCATCTGGAAGAAATATAATGTTTATGGAAAATTCTAATAATGTTCCATTAACAGGAAATAGTGTTAGTTTTAAGATTGATACTGAATCCAATAATGATAAGATGAATATATTGGAGGTTAAATAATATGTCTTTTTCTGGACACAGAATGATATTTCCTCAATATAAGAAAGCATTAGGTAATAATGAAATTTCAGGTGATTATAATAATAAGATAAGTGGCTATTATTCTTCAGATGCTAATTTTCTAAATATATTTTCACAAATATCAGGTTATTATGATAATTTAATAGAATTGGCAGAAAATATATCACACAGTGCAACTATAACACCAATTAATACTTATATTTTAGATACAAATATTACAACATACAATAAAGACACAAACATATCGTCTGAATATTCGTATGATGAACATCAGAATATTGCTTGTTCTTCTAGAATATTTGGTGATACCGTTTATCAAAACTGTAACAGTTGGGTTATGAAAGACTTAGATTATTATAAGCCAGATCCAATGTCAACTACTGGATTGAAACACTGGAAGGCAGAATATAATTTTGATGAAAATTATAGTTCGGCTGAATATAGAACTTATAGCATTAATAAGACCTATGTTGAAGACAATGTAGCAAGTCTTACTGCAGCAGACTTGACATATCAAGAAAATAATTTGACCGCTATGAGATATATCTTACTTGGCTGTAAAAATAATAATGATAAGTTAATACCAATGGTTTATTACGATTTAGGTAAGACCTTCTATTCAAATAAGAACTATATAGAAGTTGACTGGAATGTTGAAGGATTGATAACACTTCAATAAATATATTATGACTGTAAATGTAAATATATCTGCATATCCTTGGCTATGTTCAACAATGCCAAAAAGAAATCAATATTGTTCATCGGTAAATGGTAATATTGTATCTGATTCTGAAGGACATAATGCAGAGGCATTTACAACTGAAGCTTATGGCAAATATGGTTTACAGTCAGTCTATTATAAGATATCAGAAAATCTTAAAAGAGATAGAATTTTTGGTGAAGACCAACTACAAGTTGTTGAAAGAGCTTTCAATTTCATGCTCTATACAGAATCATTGCCTCCAAATGTTCGCACATACCAGATTCAAGGTATCTGGGGTGAAGATGTTGTGACTTGCTATGTTGGTGTTACAGCATTCAAATATTGGAGCACTTATGGTGGAAAAGATAGAAATACACCAAAAGTTTATGATGATTTTCAGCCTAGAATTGGTGATGTAGTCTATCTTCCACAAAACAATACATTCTATGAAATAAGAGATGTAAAATATTACCAGGAAGCATTTGGTTTGCAATCGCATACATATACTTTGACCTTAAGGGTGTATAAGGACACCAAGCTGACCATTAAAAATGATAGTCCAACAATTCCATTGTCCGACCCAATCTGGGACGTAGCAACTAAGGACTTCCCAGAACAATACAATATAAATGACCCATTGAAGACCAATGATTACTTGAAATATGAAGCATTGAAGAAATCCAAGAATGTGAACCACATGGATGTTCTGTATAATCCAAATAAAGACTATGAAATACTGGAATCTTATGCTGACACTATTGCTGGTAGATTTGGTGATTATTCAGACCAACTTAGAGAAATTGGAGAGAAGACCTACCATATTATGCAAGATGCCGATGGCATGGATGAAGAATTTGACAAATTTAAGGAAAAAGTCACTGAAGATACTACGAAGTTCAATAAAGAACTTGATGATATGAATATGGAAGTAGACGAATTTGAATTGGAAAAAGTCACCTATACATCTGGCGATAATGGCCTACCAAAACCAAATCCATAGAAGAAATCTTTAAAAAGTCATAAATACAATATGACTGGTTTTGGTGTACAGACAAAAAATATTAATGAATTAATTGCGAAGATTGAGAAAGAAATCAATTTTATCACAGCAAATTTTGATAAAAATGTAACAGTTCTCAATAATAAGTTGAGTATTTGTTCATCAGAACTACAGACTTTAAAAAATGATTTTAAGGCATTAAAAGACTATACTCAAGCAGAATATGAATATGTTGAAAATAAGATTGCTGAATTTGAAACAAAAATAGATTATATTAAAAGCAATCTAAATAAGATTAACTATGGTAATCTGTCTGGTGGTAAATGTGCTAGTGGTATTGCCCCATTGGCTGAATATGAGCAGACTGGTGAAACTTATCCTATCTATGCAAAGTTTGCTGAAAGAGATAGAAAAGGTAATATAATAGATGAAACTTATATAACTAGTGCTGATTTTGGTGATGTTATATCGGCTATAAATGCTAGAATTAATGAAAATAGTGCAAATATATCAGCAATGTCTTCAACTATATCAAACATTAACAATAGACTTAATAATGTAGAAAATACTATTGCGGCAGCAACTACATCATATACAATTGAACCATATTATGTAATTACTGCTATTGAACAACAAAATGGCAAAATTATAAATGTAGGTACTGCTGACAATGCAGCAACTACTGCACAAGTTAATGATTTTATACAATGGTAGAGGGAATAAATTATGGCAGATGAATCAGGAAAATATGTTAACCTTAGTGGTTTACAAGCATTCTATGACGAATTAAAGAAAAAAACAAGTGCTGATTTAGATTTTAATTTAACTAGCGACCATCCAATCGCCAATAGTGCTATATCAAAATACATAGCCATGCAAGGTTCAGACATGGCTTCATTATCAGGTGCTGCTTCTAGTGGTTCAGCCGCATCTGCTTGGATTGATAATTTCACTGGTGGTGGTATTCCAAGTATTACTGCGACTGCTATATCTGGTCAAAATGTAACTGCCAATAATTTAACAAGTACAAGTGCTACAATAACAACAATATCTTCTACAAATATAAGTGGAGATACGATAAGTTCTACTAACATTACAGCATTAACTGCTGAAGGTAATTCAGCCAAATATGAAAATATATCTGCTAAAAATGTAACGGCTACAAATTTATCATCTACTGCCATTAGTGCCACCAATTTGACTGCTTTGACTGCTAGTGGTACAAGTGCTATATTTACTGGTATATCTGCACAATCTATTACTGGTAACTTAAGTGGTACAGCTGCGGAAGCTGAAAAATTAGCAACCGCTAGAACTATTTCTGCAACAGGACACGGTACTTGGTCAGTTTCTTTTGATGGTTCAAGTGATGTAACGGGTAATCTACAAATTACTAATGTTCCTTGGTCTGCAATGACTAATGTTAGTGCTAGTGGTGTAGATGCTACAACTGAATCTGGTTTCGTAACACCAAAACAAGTAAATGATGCTATTACAGCATCAATGTCTACTAAAGCAGCATTCAAAGGACCATATGAAACATTAAATGCTATCCCAACTGGTGATTATGATAAATTAAGTATCTACTTGATTGGTCCTAGTGGATCTGGTGAAGACAAATATGAAGAATATGTATTGACTGCTGATGCTACTGTAACTGGGTCATTCTTAAAAATAGGTGATACTTCAACTGACCTAACTGATTATCTTAAAACATCATCATTTACTGACTGGCGTGATTCAACAAATAGTCTATTTAGTGGTACATCAAGAAGCGCAAATAGTGCCGGTAGTGCTTCAACCGCACAATATGCACAAAATGTTGGTGAAGGTTCTACAGCACAAAATGCAACTAATGTAATTACTTCTGCTTCCGCTGGTAGTGCTGCTTATGATTGGGTAACAGCACATGCTAAACAGACTATAACTGGTGTAACAACTGCGGCTGGTAAAAATACAACTATTGGATTGACATCAACAACAAGCACAAGTGGTACTTCAATTACATTAAATGCTAGTGGATATAAAACAACATTTACTATTGGAGATTGGGTTACAGGTTCAACTGCTAATACTTATGATATTACTTATGGCTTGAGTGATTCTGCGATAACATATATGCAGGAAGGTCATGCTGCTAGTGCTGCAGTATCTTCTCTAATAAATGGCGATACAATTTCTGCTGAAAAAATTATCGCAAATGATGGTTTTAGTGGAACTAATATAAGTGGTGCTAATGGTACAACTTCTACCATTGACAATTTAATTGGTTCTGCTCAATCAGGTCAATCTGCTTTGAATTGGATTACTACTAATTCTGGCAATATGGGATTAACACCATACACATCAGGAGAAATAGTATCTGGGATTAAATGGTAAAATAATCAAAATAATCTATTAAAATATGATGCTAAACCTTTATGAGGTTTAGCATTTGTCATAAATATATTATGGCAAATCCAATAGACCCATCAATTTCTAGTAAGAAAAATAAGTATGTAAACATTAGTGGTTTACAAGCATTTTATGATGAATTACCATCTAAATTAACAGTTGATTCTGCTAAGTCTGCCGGTAGTGCTGCCGTAGCGAACAATGCTCAAAATCTAGGTGGTACAGCTGCAAATAATGTTATAAATTCTGCTAAATCAGGTGCAGCCGCATCGGCTTGGGTAACAGCAAACCAAACTGACATTACTAATCTAAAAGGTATTAAAACATTTAAAACCATTGCTGGAATAAATGCTACTACATCAGCTGATTCTTTATCCATAGTAAATGGTGGAAATATATCAGTTACAACTGCAAATAAAACAATTACATTATCAGCAAAAGATACTACATATACTTCATTAAATGGCATTAATACAAATGAATATAAAGCTTTAACCGGTGTTAGCGGTGTAACTTCATATTTCACTAATGGCAGTGCTAAAAGTGCTGATAAAGCAACAAGTGCCACTTCAGCATCTATATTAACAAACAAGAATATAAAAGTTTCAAGTGCTGATTATGCTGTTAGTGCTGGTGCAGCTCCAGTTGCTCCACATGACCACGAATATCTTGTAAAAGTAAATGGTACCGATGGCACGGCACTTAGTATTAAGAATGATATTGGATTAAAAGTATCTGGAAATAATGTCAAATACTATGTAAGTGGACAAGACATTTACATTTCGGCTAAAGATACTACTTATGGTGCGAACGATTTTATAACAGCTAGTTCTGCTACAAACATTAGTAATGCTTATACTTGGTCTAATGATTGGAATAGCACAAAAACAAATTTAGTAAAAAGTGCCAATAGTGGTGCTGCTGCTAGTGCTTGGATTACAGCACATAAAGATGACTATCTAGCAAAAAGTTATTCAAGTAATAGTGCTGCTACTTTTGCTGGTACAGCCAATAGTGCTAATTATGCAACTAAAGCTGGTTCGGCAACATCTGCCCAAGTTCTAACAAATACAGGAATTAAAGTAGCATCTGCAACAAGTGCCGACTATGCTACGAAAGCCGGTTCAGCTTCTAAAGCAGAAACATTAACTAATACAGCAATAAAGGTAAATTCTTCTATTAGCGCGGACTACGCAACTAAAGCAGGTAGTTCTACTAGTGCTGCTGTACTAACAAACACCAACATAAAAGTATCAAGCGCAACAAGCGCAGATTACGCAACATTAGCTGGAAGTGCTTCTAGTGCAGATACACTAACCAATAAGAACATTAAAGTATCTAGTGCTACTAGTGCTGACTATGCTTCATTGGCTGGGTCTGCAACAAATGCTGCAAATTTAACAAACACAGCCATAACTGTTAAGTATTCTCAAACCGCAAATTATGCTAATAGTGCTGGTAGTGCTACTAAATTAACTTCGGCTAGAAACATTGCGGCTAGTGGTGATGTTACTTGGTCTGTGTCATTCAATGGTGCTGCTAGTGTAACAGGTAATGCAACCGTTAATAATGTTCCTTGGAAAGCAATTTCTGCTCATACAGGAACAGTAAATAGTTCTACTACAAATAAATTCACAACACCAAAAGCAGTTTATGATTTCGTTACTGCATCTATGGTAACTAAAGCTGCATTCATTGGTCCTGAAACTTCATTAGATAATTTTACAACACCATATGATAAGACTGCAATCTATCTTGTTGGTCCTGTTGGTACTGGTACTGACAGGTATAATGAATATGTTATTACAGGTACGGATGGTACAACTGCAGACTTCCTATTGATTGGTGATACATCAACTGATTTGAGTGATTACCATAAGACGGCTGATTTCAATACTTGGACAGCTGCACGATTTGATGGCAATAGTGCTAAATGGTCTAAATCAGCAACAAGTGCTACAAATGCTTACAATCTAACAAATAAGAATATTAAAGTTTCTAGTGCTACTTCTGCTGATTATGCGACAAATGCTGGCACAGCTAATTATGCTACATCAGCTGGGGCTGCCCCATTTATAGCACATGACCACAATTATAAAATTTCGGCCGGAACAACTGCATTCAATGTATCTAGTAACATTCAATTGAGCGCTGGTACGAACATTGGTCTAGTTTCTGCTGGAACAAATATAATTGGTATTACTGCAAAAGATACAATACCTAATAATAAAACAATTACAATTACATCTGGTGCTTCACCAGCAACTGGTTCGTTCACATTGAACCAAAATAGCGATAAGACCATTACACTTGGAACAATGGCCTTCAAGGCAAGTGGTGATTTTTCACCATCAAACCATAACCACAATTATAAATTGAGTGGTGCTGGAACAGCATTAGATGTTTCTGCTGGTATAAACTTAAAACCAAATGGAAATATAGCCATTAGTACTGCTGCTAATACTATTAACATATCTGCTAAAGATACTACTTATACTTCATTGAATAGTGTAAATTCTACTGAATATAGTGCTTTGACAGGTGTTAGTGGTGTAAAGAACATAAAGAATTATGCTTCAATTTCTGCTGCTAGTGGTTCTGCAAGTAAAGGTTCATTTGCTCCAGCTAATTCTGCTGATAAATTTACACTAATTGCTGGCAATAATATAGATTTCGTTAGTGGTGCTAATTCGCTCACTATTAGTTCAAAGACCTATACTATACCAACGGTAAACAATAAGACCATTACAATTACTACTGCTGCTTCGCCAAGTACTTCACAAACATTTACACTAAACCAAAGCACAGATAAGACAATTTCATTTGGTACAATGGCATTTAAGGCTAGTGGTGATTATTCTACTACAGACCACAACCATAATATGACTGCCTTGAATGGTACTGCTAATTTCTTTAGTGGTACTACTGCGGCACCGTCTGCATTATCTGCTTTGACTTCTAAATCTGCACTGAGTGCAGGTTCTGCGGCTAAAGCGGCAAGTGCTGGTACAGCAGCAAATGTAAATGCCTCTCAATGGAATGCTGATTCTGCTAGATATATTTTATTTGGTGAAAATAAAGCAAGTACTACCGTAGGTTATGATAGTGACTTTACATATAATCCAAGTTCAAATAAATTATTAGTTAAAAATATATCTTCAACTAATATCACAGCAACTACATTTAGTGGTAATTTGAGTGGAACTGCTATACATTCAAGACATTTAAAGCCATTCATTATTAATGCAAATAATGGTTCAGCACATTATTATAAAATGTGTACATTGACATTTGGTTCTAAAGCAACACCAACAACATTTATATTTGGTTCAAGAGATAGTGGTGATAATAATGGTGAAGGTTTATTAGTTATAAGAAATGATAATTACCAAGGAACAGGTAATAAAGATAGAGTTTATTTATTAACAGAACAAGATTTAAGTCTTGAATTTAAGACTTCTCATACAACCGATAACACCGAAGTTTATGTTAAAGTAGGTGGTTGGGGAACTATATATTATTCTGTATTAAATACAAATAATACCGTAACAACACAAAATATTGAAGTAGAACAAAGTGTTTATGATGCTGTTCCAACAACAGTTCCAGTATATAGATATTCGCTAACTAACCATAACCATTATTTATCAGCATTAAATGGCACAGCAACATATTTTAGTGGTACTACGGCTGCTCCTTCGGCATTGTCCGCATTAACCGCTAAATATGCATTAAGTGCAAAGGCTGCGCCTGTTGCATCACATACTATTGCATCCCATAGTGATACGGCTACTTATTTTTCTGGTAATTCTGCTAGAAGTGCTTGTAGTGCTACTTCAGCTAAAAATGCTGGAACTGCAACATATGCAACTTCTGCAGGTGCTGCTCCGGTTGCATCCCATAACCACAACTACACAATTAGTGCAAATACAACAGCATTCAATGTATCTGCCGGTATTCAACTAAGTGCTGGTACGAATATAAACATAACTAGTGCTGGTACTAAAGCAATTGGTATTAGTGCTAGAAATGATATAGCAAATGCAAGCGACAAATCAACATACTTTGATGGTACGAGTGCTCTATATGCTAAATCTGCTACATCTGCAACCAATGCAGCAAAAGCAGCGGATTCGGATAAACTTGGTGGTGTTCTTCCTGGTGGATATGCATTATCTGGACACAATCATGCTTATAAATTGAGTGGTAATGGTATTGCTGTAAATGTGTCTGCAGGTGTGAACTTCAAGCCATCTGGTTCAAATATACAATTCTTTGTTAGTGGAAATGATATTTACATTTCAGCAAAAAATGACAACTCTACAGCATACATTCCATCAGGGTTCCAAGTTTCTGGAATAAATGGAACAACTACTGGGGTATATTATTTAAGTGCATTGAAACTTAATGCAGGAACAAATATTGGATTTACATCTGCAAGTAATTCACAAATAACGATTACAGCAAAAGATACTACATATACAACTGCAAACTTCATTACAGCTACACATTTATCCAATATACAGACGGCTAGTGGATATGCAGCTGACTGGAATACTAACAAAGCAGGTTTAACAAATAGTGCTAAATCTGGCTGGAGTGCTTGGAGTGCTGTTACTGCCAATAGTAGTACATGGGCAACAAATACTGATACAAAGGTTTCTCAAACTGTTACAAGTGATAATGTATTCTATCCAATCTTAACAAAAGATTCAAGTGGTACAACTACAGTAACTGCTGGTGCAAGATTTGCTGATGTTGTTACAGTCAATCCAAGTACAAAAATGGTAAGAGCAAATAAGTTTGGTATCACATCAAGTGCTACAATGGAATATAATACAGCAACTAATTCAGTAGATTTTATCTTTAATTAATAGGTTTATTATGGCATTGAAATTATGGTTGCCCTTAATTAGTGATAACAAGAATCAAGGTATATCAGATTATTATACTACAGGTTCACCTGCATCTTGGGGTAATACTAGCCCTATTGGTGGTTGTGCTACATTTAATAATAATGCTGGTCAAAGAATTACTACTTCTACAACGGAATTAAATTTTATAAATGACGATTTTTCTTGGTGTTGTTGGATAAATAAAAACTTTTCAGCAAAAACTGCAAATTCTATGTGGGCATTTACTAACGGTAGAGCCGATGCAGGTGGTAGGGGATATGGTTTACAAGTTTATTCTACTACAAGTGTTCGTATAGTATTTGGTACAACATTTTGGGAAGTTACTGGTGTACCAGATAATGAATGGCATCATATTACATTTACTAGACAAGGAACGGAAATTAAAATTTATCTTGATGGTACTTTAAAAACTACTGCTACATTTAGTGGTACATTACCTACTTTTGCAGAAAGTGTTGGTGTAGGTTTAAGTTGTTTCTATTATAGTGGTGGAAACATTTATCCTTTAATTGGTTCAATCTGTGATTTTAGAATCTATAATAATACATTAAGTGATAAAGAAATTCATGAAATTTCTAATGGACTTTTAATACACTATAAATTAGATGAAGTAAATAGTTTACCTGGAAATCCAAATTTATTAACTTGGTCAAGAGAATATTCACAATCCAATCCAATTGTACATACTACTTCTGCAAAAGATGGTATGAAATATTTAGGTAATGATTCTCTTGTAACTTTAACACCAGGAAAAGTATATTATATTACTGTACATAGTGATGCTGTGCCTGGAGCACATGAAAGTATTGATACATTAGCGAAAAGAAACCAGTTTACTATATTCTTATATTTAAGAAATCAAGGTACTTCAAAAGCTATAGGTCAATATGATTCTGCACCAAATTTAAATGTAAATAACATTTATATAAATGATCCGCAAAATAATTTATATGTATGGAAATGGACATCACCAAGTAATGCTCAAGATATAACATTTAGAACGAATTTATATTCAGATGGTTCAACTTCAATTACACATTATTTTTGGGATTTTAAAATAGAAGAAGATAGTTATACTACATTCGTACCAGGACCAAATCAACCACAATATACCATGCTTGGATATGGTTTAAATACAGTGGAGGATGTAAGCGGATATAGTAGACATTCTTCACTTAATGGAACACTTACAACAAATAATTCTACACCTAGATATGAAAGATCTCTAAATATATCAGGTGGTAATTGTATATATCCAATACCAGATCCAATAAAATCAACAACTAAAGAATTTACTATATCATTGTGGTTTAATAGTTCAAGTATTTCTAAACAACAATGTATTTGGAATGGTAGAACTACAACTGGTAAAGCCATAGGTATATTTCTTATAGGAAGTAAATTAAGAGTAGATGATGATAATCAAACAACATGTAGTACAACCTTGGTAAGCAATAAATGGTATCATCTTGCTGTGACCTGGAAATATGGTGGTAATAAAATTACTTATTTGAATGGTGTTCAAGTTTCAAGTGTCACTGCTAGTTCTACACTTTCAAAATCAAATAATAAAGCAAGTTTAGGTAGATCTTCAACCGATTCATTAAGTGATTCAAACTATTTTCAGGGAATGATGTCCGATTTTAGAATTTATGGAAAAGCATTATCACCAGAAGATGTAAAAGCATTATATAATAATCCAATTTCTATATCCAATAAAGGAGAATTATTTACAACATCTATTGAAGAAGGTAATTCAATTATCTCACATACAAGAACGGGTATATCAAAAGCATCAAATATATCTGAACTTCCAGGTAAATACGATACAAATTTATATTTTGAACCAGATGGTTCTTGTTGGGTAAGGATAGTTCATCATAATGCACCTGCTACATATTTATTTACTGGTACAGATCCATTTAGAACAGGTGTGTATAAAGATACCAATAGATTCTTTGATGGCTCTATTTGTGATATGGTGGATAAATGGGAATTTATGGTAATTCAGCAAGAAGAAACTACATCACCAATATATAAGGCAAGATGGATTCAGTCTAAAAATCCAAATGTGGCTGTATTTGCTGATGTTACAGCTAGTGCCATTACAAGAATTTTAACCGAAGGATATGTATCTCACGGTTTTGGTGGTTTGTATCATAATAATGGAAATACTTATTGGTGCTGTAATAATGGTACATCTGGTAACTGGTGGGGTTCTGTTGGTGCTTATGTAAATCATCAGGGTGGTATTCCCGCCATGAAAATGAATGGCTCAGGTGGTATTGTAAAAACAGGATTTGAAGATGTGTATATTCGTATAGACAATGTTACTTGGACTAATAGTAAACGAACTATCTGTTCATTTGATAGAGGTTCAAACGGTATATTATCATCCGAATTTATAGAATATTGATAAATTTGACAAAATCTCAATCTTTTGTTAAATTATCATATATGAAATTCACATATCCAGAAATACATTCTAGTGAAAATCTGCAGAATTATTTAGATAATTTCTTGTTAAAGGAAATTAGAGCTATTGGCTGTGTTATAACTGTCTTAGATATGAAAGACAGTGGTATATTAATTTACACGATTACATATAATGGATATGAATTAGGCGACATTCAATTTAAATATACTAGGGAAAATGAATGTTGGATAGAATGTTCATTGATACAAAAACTTAATCTTCATAGCATATCTCATTATATTGGTGATAAGTGTATAGGTACAAATAGTTTTATATCTGCTAGTAGAGAAAGAAATGAATATAACGATAATAAGTGTAATAATACTACAATAAACCACATTAGAAAACTTATATTGTCATACAAGACAATACAGATCCAAATGAAAAAACAAGATGTTGCTGAAATGTTTAAATAATTTTACAAAATTTTGGAACTTATTATGTATTATACTGATTTACCAGAACTGTCAAAAATAACTGGATGGAAATTACTAAATCCTAATAATATTTTTACTTCTGTGTATTTGCCGCAAATTACTTATGGCGACCGAACAGATGAACGAAATTTTGCTTGTTGCTGGTGGGATAAGTCATTAAGTATATTCCGGTTGGCTGCTACAGTAGATGGAAAAGTCTTGTATAGAGATAAACAACTAAAATATAAAAAAATTGAAACAATTGTTAAATGGGTAAGAAATTGTGAATATAAGTTTAAGAAAGCAAAAATGAAATCTAGGATAAAATCAATCAATGAGGATTTCAAATGAGTCAGATTAGACCAAAAGATTTTAAAAACTTGATTGAAAGGTATAAAGAACATTTCGTTCTAAACACCAAAGAAAGAGATAGTTGGAATTTGTACTTGAATACCACAAAATATGGTGTTGAAGGAAAGAGTGTACTGTTAATGTCTTATACACCAGCTAATGGTAATGTTGATTATGCAGACTTATATTATGGTATTAGTGGAACAGGTACATTTAAGTATGAAACATTTTTTCCTGGTGCTATAACTAAAGATTTTAAAGTCATAGAAGACTATTTAATGAGATTGGTTGCATTTATCAATACGTCAGTTCAAATGAAAGCTATGTATTCAAAAGAATTGAAAGAAGAATTATCAAAAAAGAAAATCGTAGAAATTGGGCAGGATTTTGTATGATTACTAAAATAGAAGATTTAAATAGTGACTTTGTAAATTAAAATTTTACATTATTTTTTATTTAAGTTATTGACATAAGTTGATATTTTTTCTATATTTAAACTTAGATAACAACAAAAGAGGTAACTTATGGCAGACTTCACTTATTACACACTTGAAAGCAAGAACACATACGAATACCATTACTACTATTTTGCTGGTATGGATGATGCAGGTAATGTTTTGATTACAGACGAACCTGGTAAGGCTGTTGGATTCCACCACAATAAGGAAGCAAAAGAATTTTTGAAAAAGCATCCTAACTTGGCTGAAAGATTTAATGTTCAACCAATATTTACAAATGAAAAGCCTTGCTACTATGTTGAATTTAAGCCTATTACGGAAGTAAAGAATCTTTCAATTGTGAAGAAGGAAGTCTAATATGAAAATGACTAAGCGATTTGAGAAGAAACTGTTGAAGTTCGCTAAGTCAATGGGCTTAGATACAAATTTTGATTGGAATATTGGCTGGTTTGATTTCTTATATGGAACAAACAAGATTGGTGCTGTTAGATTCTATGGTGATATATATGATTTGATGAATAAATCTGATAGACGAAACATTTATTGTGTGACTGCGATGACTCGTCTTGTTTATTATCCATCTGGTAATAAGTATAATAGAAATGCATATCCAATTAAAGAAAATCCGTCAGAAATCTGGGATTCTTCTAAAGGTTATATATCTTGTTTCTCTATATCTGATGAAAGATGTAAACATGATACAATGTATCAAAAAGACATTGACAATTCAACTGAAGATAAAATCATTGAATTTTTGAAGTTCTGTTTTACTCGTCTAATGAATGGAAAACTATTTGAGAAAATGGAAGACAAATTACAGTCATTTAGGAGTGATTTCTTATGAACATTGATACTGTATATCCGCATGTTAAAGTGTTCATGAATAAAATTGAGAAAGATTTAGTGAATCTTGGTTTTGAGATATTGAATAATGAAAATTCCGTAACTAGATTTTATGATTTCATTTATGACGGCCATATTTGTTTTACATTTGTTGAAAAGACTAATTCTTTTTATAGCCATCTTGCTGATAATATCAACTATTATCACACTGATATGAGAGATAATACAAAATACAGAAATATCTTAAGAATGGCGAAGAAAATAGTTAAAACTGTTAAAGTAGTAAAAATTAGAGAACGAAAAGATGCTTTTAGTGTAGACTTTGAATGATTATAAGAGTGATAAAAATATTTACGAATTAGAAAAGGATTTTGTATGAAAAAAGAAGATATTATGTCAATTGTACACAAACATCGGAATAAATTTTTTTGGAAGGGAAGTTATACAGAAGATATACAGAGATATAATTTGAAAATATTATTTAAGGACGGTAAATATTATAGAGATTATAAAACAGTTGCAAGCTACAATTTTGATATATTTAGAAATGACATTAATACAGGAATTATACGCTATTATAATGTAATAGTAAAAGATATGTTTGGCAATTTAATGTTTGATAGAAATAAGAATCTTGAAGAATATAATCCAATAAAAACATTAAATGATTTTGAATTATATCTTACAAATATTGAAAAAGACGTTAAAAAGTTTTATATTAGTAAAAAACTAAAATCTATCGGAAATGACTTTAAATGATTACTAAAAACGAATATAATGAACTGTGTAAGAAATATGGTTTTGTTCCTCGTAAAAATAAAGAAACACCATATTATTATGATGTTCCACCAGGATATGGATTTTATTCTGGTGCTATCGTGGTGCAATATTTGAATAAGAAAGCACAAGTCTGTAAACTTGAATCTTTTGGATTAAATTGGAGATATTGGACCTGTAATAAGAATGAATTTGAATCACAATTAAATCAACTAATGGCAGACTTAAAGAGACGAAAAATCAAAGCAGCATTACAGACTATTGAAGAGGACTTTAAATAATGATTGCTGGAACATCAAATAATCTAATAAAAATCCATGATTATGTTCTTTCAATGGGATATAAGACAAAATATACTGATGATTGGCATAATTTTATGTATAGGTCAAATGTTAACAGATGTGATATGTACTTACATATTAATAATTTGTCACATTTACGATTTTCTATTATTCAGACACATGGTGGAAAATTTGAACTAGATTTTGATGTAATAAATCGAGACAATTCATATAAAGTTTTTGACACAGCAAGACCGGAATTGAAATACATTACACGATTTGTTAATGTGTTACTTGATGAAGCCAATTGGGAAGAAATTAAAGCTATTATTAGCAATAATAGACGAATTGCAAAAGAAATTATTGTAAATGATAAAATTGAAACTATGAAAACGGATTTTGTATGACACCATATTGTGAAGAATATTATAAAATGGCTAAAGAGTTCCATTTAAATTTAAAACATACGGGTTATATTTGTTCTTGGCCATATATTCATCCAGCTGATTTCATATTAAAGTTCCTTTATTATAAGGATATGTTCCTTGTTGCTGGTACATTGATAGATTGCGGTGAATGTATCTGCTGTTATGGTGCATTGGAATTAAGACCTAAGCAAGCTAGACAACAATTGGCTAAACTAATGGGTCAATATAAGGAAATATTGGTTAAACGAAAATTAAAAACTATTGAAAAGGACTTCAAATGAAGAATAGGCAAATTGATAAAGTACGATTTCCAGTATATAAAGATCTAATGTATAAACTTGTTGAAAGCTATGAAAATGCAGGTTTTTATGTTCGTAATGAACCGTCTTATGGGTTCATGATTTATATAAACAAGCAAGATTACGATAATGAATTTAAACCACAGATCTATGATGGTGCTTTTATTCATATAACAGATATATCATTAAAAATACAAAAATATAGTAGATTGCTTGATGGTTGTTTAAATGCATTTACTGGATGGAAAGAATTCTGTGCTTATGATTTTAATGAAGAAACTAAATATTATTGTATTACACAGATAGGTACTTATATAAGTGATAAGTCTTTGAATGGCTATCCAGATATCTATTATAAGATGATTAAACGCTATAACAATTTGCAGAAAATCAATAAAGACTTTGAATGATATATTGACAGACCTTAAATAAGTTTCTATATTTAAACTTAGAGGTTGACTATGAATACACACCTTCAAATTTGGCATAGCAAAGAAGCAAGAGAAGCATTCTATAACTGGAATGGTATTGGTGTTTTACCACCAGATGCCATCTACGCACATACATTTTATGATTTTGATTGGATAGCAGCTAAAATGTCAAAGGTTTCTGATAAAACAAAAACAATCATTATTTCAATTTCAGAACTTTGTTGGATTACTGCTGAAGCACATCGTGAAATGGAAAAAGAAAATTGTAAAGATCGTAAGAATTTAAAAGAGTTTACTGATGAAATGTGGGATATTTTCTTCAATGGAACTAAGGGAGTTATTCCTCACGATGCGATTTGTGTCTTGTGGTGTGTTGTATAATATGTAAATAAAATTTTACATAACATTCTATGTTTTTAATTGACATATTATATATTTTTTTCTATATTTAAACTTAGAAAATAACAACAAGAGGTAACAACAATGACACGAATTGAAATCCTTGAAAACGAAATCAAAACCAATCAGGAACTCTATTACAATGATAAACCGAAGATTTCTGATGCTGAGTTTGATGCATTGGTTGATGAACTCGCTGTTCTTGATCCGAATAATGCATTGTTGACAACCTTGGTTGGTGCTGACACTGCTGTTGGTTTTAAGCAGGTGAAGCATAACATTGTTATGGGTAGCCAAAACAAAGCCAACACGGAACCTGAAATGAATGCTTGGTTGTCTACCATTGATAATTCATTTGTACTTGGTTCTTATAAGATGGATGGTGCTTCACTCTGTATGACTTATGTGAATGGAAATTTTGTTAAGGCTGCTACTCGTGGTGATGGTAAAACGGGTTATGATATTACGGAAAATGTGAAAAAAATGAATTTCGTGCCGATGCGACTCAATGATAATTTCACTGGCGATGTTCGTGGTGAAGTTCTTCTGTCTCGTGCCAACAAAAACAAATTTTATCCTGAAATGAAGAATTGCCGTAATACTGCGACTGGCATTATGAAGCGTCTTGATGGTGCTGGTTGTGAACATCTGGATGTTGTTTGTTATGATGCTCAGTATCTTGACCATTCTGAATCTTTTGGTACTCAGAAAACCCTCATTGAATTTATTGAACGAAATGGTTTTAAGGTTGCTCCTTACAAGATGTTCAAGAACCTTACTTCTAAGGAATGTATGGAATATCTCAATGATGTGTTTGCAAAGTTTGACGATCTTGAGTATGATATTGATGGTATCGTCTGGAAACAGAATGCCATTGATATGAATGATATGCGAACCAATGTCCGTCCGAAGACTAACATTGCATTGAAGCCTGCCAAGATTCTCAAGGAAACCACTCTGATTGACATTGTCTGGCAGGTTCGTAATGGCAATCTTACGCCGGTAGGTATTGTTGAGCCTGTAGACCTTCAGGGTGCCACTGTCAAGAAGGCAAACCTCTGCAATGTCGCTTGCTTGGAAAATATGGGAATTGAAATTGGTCATAAGGTTATCATTTGCCGCTGTGGTATGATTATTCCTAAGATTATCAAGGATGTCAACACTGGTAAGTATGCCGAAGGTTATGAACTTTAATTCATGAGAACAAAAATATATGTTCAAATTTATTAAATATCTTTATAAAACATTTATAACTGAGCCTGTAAAAAAGAAAGAATTGCTTGATTGGCTAGTTGAACATGATACACCAGAATATCATGAAAATCCTCTTTCGGTTGGATATTACTATAATCGTCTATGGTATGAAGAAATGGAATCTGTAAATAATCTAGAGATGCAAAAACGAAAAATGCTTGATTATTATAACAAAAATCATTCTAATACAAATATCAATCATTAATTAATACAGGATTTGGTATGATTAAATTTAAAGATGTAGAAAACATAGTACACAAATATCCAGAATTGGTTTTGAAAAAAGAAAGCGATCTCTTGTATGTTTGTGAATATAAAGATCGTTCAGATCAGTACAAGATTTTTTCATATCATAAAGATTATGATGATGGATATATTTTTCTTTATACGTCTATTCAATTTAGAATGTCAACTATTGATGGTGAATTTGAAGTAGATGATAATTTTTATGGATTATCATATAGAGACATAAAAAAATTTGAACTACAATTAAAGAAAACTATGTTATTGTATAGTTATCTTATCTTATTTAATAAGAAATTATACATGTATGATAAGCAATTGAAACTTCAATCGGACTTCATTTAATGATAACTTTTGATGAATACAAAGAAATTTGTGCTAAATGGGGCCTAGTTCCAGTTTTTGATATGAGGAGTCTACCCAGTTGTTATAAATTTAATTATAATGATGAAAATTTTTTAAGTGGTTTGTTTGTCTGTCATTATAATTCACAATGGGGTGTTAAAACCTTGTATAATTTAAATGGTTTTTATGGACCTTGGCGAATTACTAAAGATAATTTTGAAGAAGATTTGAGTAGGATAACAAAATTGGCTAAAGAATATAATATCAATATGAAAAAAAGAATTATTGAACAAGAATTTTGTAAATAAAGTTTTACATAAATACAGTTTAAATGATTGACAAATATGGATATTTTTTCTATATTTAAACTTAGACAAATTAACTAAAGGATAAAACTATGTTGAAAGCTCTATATATGTATTCTGATGTTGCTGGCCGAGAAGCATGTATTGGAATTGATAAAATGACATTGAAGTTTGTTAATGTTGAAAATGAAACAGAATTTAAGTCTATTATTGATACAACCATTCGTGAACTAAAGAAACCTGATACACGTTTATTTAAGGTATCATTCTATAATAACAAGGCCGTACCACTTGAAATTTCATTTGATGATATGGATATTGAAAAGGAATTGCGTGAAATGGAATTTAATGATATTGTAGATAATGAAACTACAAATCCAATTGATGATTGGCAGACAATCAATGAATATAAACTTGAATTTTAACAACAACTAAATGGAGGTCAATTATGGCACAACCTGGAACAATTGAACAGAAGGACTTCATTCTCAAGTTCGCACAGAACTATGAATCGTATGTCCCGGAACCGAAGGACAATATGCGAGCCGAGGATTGTTGGAAGCGACCGAATCCCGTTGTGGCTGCAACCGCGCAGTTGAAGAGGATTGGTGACATAAACAAGTTCTATCGGCGACTGAAGGCATTCCTTCAGCATGGATTGAAGATTCAGTCCCTTGAAAATACGGCATTTGCAAATATGGAATGTGAAGAGTGCCGTCAGTGGTTGAGTGCTGCTGTAAAGGTTTACGAAACAGATGACTCGCCGACCATCAAAGACAAGAAGATTACGAAGTTGGCATCCATGCTGACTATGTGATTTTAAACATTAGGTTGTTAATGTAACAGATAATTTACAAAAGTTGCATTGACAACCTTTTTTGTATATTGTAATTTAAAAGATACATAATAGAACTTTAATCAGGAGTTCAATATATGAAAGAACTGCAACCATTTTTGAAAAATGCACTAGAGACAAATTGTAAACTATCGGTTAATGAAGAAAAAGCATATTTCAACATTATTCAATCTGATAAGGTTTCAAAAACAATCAAGAACATGGCAATGAATAAGATTGTTCAAAACCATATATTATTTGTAGTATCAGTAGCAAAGCAGTTCGCTAATAAATCCGTAGAATTGACAGATCTAATTCAAGAAGGCATTCTTGGTATGAAATATGCTGCCACTAAATATGATGTTAATGATGGTACGAAATTCATTAGTTATGCTGTCTGGTACATTGTTCAGCGAATTAAGAAATATCTAGATTCGTATACTTCAGCAATTTATATTCCAATCAATCAAAGACAGGAAGCTAATAAGATTATTAAACGAATGAATAAAGAACATAAGACTATTGATGAACTTGGTTTGTCTAATCAAAAAATTCTTGATTTTGTATTGGTTGATAATGCGGTGAACATTGAATCACTTAATACACCTGTTCCAGGATTGGATAATGAAACAACTGAACTTATTGATGTTGTTGAAGATAATTCATTTAAAAATGATATTGAAAATAATGACATAATGAAGAAGATTGATACCATAATGAAGGATCTGTCTGAACGAGATAGAAATATCGTATTGAAACATTATGGTATAGGCGAAAACGAGCCAACAACAATAGTTGACCTTGCTGTAGAACATGGTCTATCACATCAAAGACTAGCTTCGCTAAAGAAACAAATTATGCATAAGATTAGACGAAATTCTGGTGTACATTCTTATGATTCACTGATGGCTTTGTAAATAAATTTTTTACATATAACCAATATATAATGATTGACAGTAGTCAGTCATTTTTCTATATTTTAACTTAGAAAAACAACAACGAGGTACCAAATGAATATTATTCAGACACTTGCCACTTCTCACAAATGGAATCTTCCTACGGTATGTCCGGTATGTGGTGGCGAGCTCACACTATCTGACAATCATTGCCAACTGCGATGTGTGAATGAATTTTGCAAGAGTAAATTTTCTGGTAGAATTGGAAAATGGACTAACACCATCGGTGCTAAGGAATTTGGTCTGACTACGATTGAAACACTAATTGACAATGGGGTGATTGACACGATTTCTTCGCTTTACACTATGGATTTGGATAAGATTGCTTCCATTTCTGGTCTGGGAAAGCGTTCTGCAATGAAGATGAAAAAGGAACTTGATACTCACAAGGAAATGTCACTGGCGAAGTTTATTGCTGGGTACAACATTGAAGGAGTTGGCGAAAAGGTAATTGACAACATCATCAAGGAAAAGAATTTCCAGACCTTCAATGATTTCTTCGCATATGCTGAATCTCCTGAGCGTTTTGTTTGCGATGGTGTTGGTTCTATTATCTCCAAGAAACTCGCCCAGGGATTGCAAGCACTGCGTGAAGATATGGAAAAGACATTGACATTCGTAACTATCAAGGAACCGGAAAAGAAAACTGTTAATACCAATGGTGTTCTTGCTGGAAAATCGTTCTGTTTCACTGGTGCGGCATCTCGTCCTCGTAAGGAACTGTGGTCTATGGTTGAAAAGAATGGTGGTGTAATTCACGAAGGAATTAAGAAGGACACTGAGTTCTTGGTTCTTGCTGACCCAAATTCTACTTCGTCTAAGGCCGTAAAGGCCCGTAAACAGGGAATTACTCTTATTTCTGAAGACGATTTCGTGAAGATGTGCGGAGTATAATATGGATTTTTATTCATTGTTCTGTGAACTTAAAAAACATAAGTTTAGAAATACTGATATTGTCTTAGAAAGAAAAAATAATATTGATGAGCTGTACATTAATTTTAAGAAGACAGAACCATTTAAAAAATTTGGTAATTTGTTAAATAATACTTCGTGTTGTTGTTTTATAACACCATTTAAGAATAAAAAGTGTAGATTGTCTATCCATACATTACAAAATCCTAATTTTCTTTCTGTTAGTAGTAAGTACGAACTTTATAATTATTGGGCAAATAAAAATGGTATTACAACTAAGCTGTCAAGTAATATATTTAATATTATTTGTATTAGTGTGTGGAAGGATTTTTCAAAAATAAATACCTTGATAATTACTTTAGATAAGATATTAAATACAGTTTATAATAATATTTCTGCATTTAATGATTGGTGCAATAATCAGAATACAATAGATGATTTCAATAATTATAAAGTTATGTATGATAAGATGAATGATATTGACCAACAAATTAAAAAATTGATGCATAGTAAGCGAAATATCATGGCTGCTTTAACACAAAAGCAGAAAAAGGAAGCATTAGATTTAAAGCGAAAGAGACAAATGATGAAGGATTTTGTATGACAAAGACAATAGATAATATTACAGCAAATGACCGAGAATATTTACATAGAATTGGCAAAATTTTCAAGGAAAAATGTAAAGATGTTTTACCTTTAAAAGTCAATAGTGTACCAGTGAATATTGTGGAATGTTCTAATACTACTATCAAATTGTCTTTTCCTATAAAATTCTTTAATGTAGATAATGATTTTATGGATGTATCATATATTAATGATAAGTGTAATATGATATATTGTTCGGCTGTATTTGATAAGACAATGAGTGATAAGGTTGTCCATTTGACTAATCTTAATTATAATAGACTTTTATTTGATAAGATAGATTTTAACATATTTTATAGTATACTTGGCAGTAAAGAAGTTTATTTTGATAAATTTACTGCGAAATATTTTAATATGACAAATGTTCCTATTGACTTTGAAGTCACAAACATTGATTCTTTGGTTAAAGCAATTAAAAAGGCTTTTAATGCCAGTAAGGACAATATAGACCAGTTTAATAAGTTAATTCATAATAAAGGAATTATTGAATATAGTGATATTATTAAAGCTAAAGAACAAGAAATTAATCTATTGAAAGAACAAATTAAACAGCTAAGCAATGAAAAACATTTACATTTAGATAAAATGAAAGTTATTTTTCAAAAAAACATTGACATTTTGAAGGATCTTTGTTAATATTAAAATAATAAAACTGAGAGGTTATATACTATGTCTAGTAAAAAGAAAAATACAACAAAGAAAACTCCCACAAAGAAGCCTGAAAAGGCAAAGCAACCAACACGCCTAAAGGTACAAGATGGTGCAGATTTTTATGCTCATAAGCATATTATCAATTTCCTAACTGAAACGGACTTGTATAAGTTCTCTCAGCAACAGTTCTATTTTCATCGCCGCCCAAATGAACAGGCTAAATGGGAATTTAAGTGTAGAACAAAGGGAGTAAATCTCACTAAGTTCATCAATCGTATCAACGAAGAACTTGATTGGATTTGCACACTACGATTCCAGCAATTTGAATTGGATTATATGGCTTCATTCTCGTGGTTCAAGAAGGACTACATTGAATTCCTTGAAGATTTCCAGTTAAAGCGTAGATACATCAAGGTGTATTCTGATAAGAAGAATACTACATTGTTTGTTGAAGCCGAAGGTCCACAGAAAAATGTTTCTCCGTTTGAAATCTATGTTCTTCATATCATTCAGGCACTTTGGATGGCTGATGAAAAGATTGATTTTGAAAAGGCTAGCGATGCATTGGATAAGGAAATTGCTAAGATTAATGCGGCAACTCGTGCTGGCATCAATTTCACGATTGCAGACTTCTCTGTTCGCCGTACTATTTCTAGTGAATGGGAAGATTATATGGTCGGTCGTATGACTGCCATGTGTCCTGCCTTTGTTGGAACATCCAATGTTTATCTTGCTTGGAAGCATAAATGTAAGCCAATTGGAACCTTCGCACATGAACTCTATGCAACATATCAGGGTCTTGCTGATGTTCCTGTTGCTATGGCACAGAAGAAGGTCATGGAAGACTGGTCTACTGAATATGATGGTTCGCTTGGTATTGCATTGAGCGACAACTTTGGTTTCAAGAGTTTCTTGAATGACTTTGGTTTGAAATTTGCAAAGCTCTTTGATGGATGCCGTCATGATTCTGGTGACCCGATTCGTTGGGGTGAAATGCTGATTGCATACTACAAGAAGATTGGCATTGACCCAAGAACCAAGGTTGGATGTTGGTCTGATTCGCTGGATATTAATAAGGCCTTGGCTATTGCTAAGCACTTCAATAATCGTATCAAGGTTTCGTTTGGCATTGGTACATATCTTGGTGCTACTATCTGTGGTACAAAGAAGAAACCTCTGTCTATGGTTATGAAGGTTGTTGAAGTCAATGGAAAACCTGTCACGAAACTCAGCGATAGTAATGGTAAAACTCTATGTCAGAATGAGGAATATAATAACTATGTTCGTCAGGTCTATGACTATAAGTCCATTGATGATATGTTGGTTAGTGAAATTGTCCAGATTCTACCTGCATTCCAGGATGTATGGTTAAAGGATATTTACACACCAATGGCTGTCTAACAAAATAATGGCGGTCTGAAATATGACCGCCTTTTTTATTTTATGAAATATAAAGGACCGGGTGTAAAGATTATGATGGATTATCGCACAGCAGACGATGAATTTCGTTATAGATTGTTAAAAGAAGTAAAGACTGAAATAGCAATTTTTTTGTATGACCAAAAAAATGCTTGGCGAGCTAGAATGTGTTGGGAACGAGGTGATTTGATTGTTAGAGCAATAACTTGGTCTTTAGATAAAAACAATTTTCCATTCTATATGTTCTGGTCTAACAAAGAAATGTTTGATGATATTGTTCAACAAGCCTTTGATTTATTGTTAGATTCTTTTAAGATTACTGGTTCATTTATGGAAAATCCGAGAGGCTGTGCAGATAGTTATATCATTAAAACAAGTGAAATTTTGGCGAAAAAATTTACTATAAAATATACATTATGAGTGATTTTAAACTAGAAAAATATGCCTACATAGTCAAAAAACAAAAACAGGATTTTATTGATTCTGCTGGTGCAGATCCAGCTATAAGAATAAAGTTGCTATACAACTATATTTCAAGTTTGATGGTGTATGATAATTTTAGAAATATAAAGGTCAATGAATTTAAATATGCAAAGATTGCTAAAAAAATTACAGACCTTGATAGAGAATTTGACTATGAACTTAGTAGATATAGATTGCCGCCCAGTATAAAGGAAGATGCTTTAATTGAGAAATATAGGAAAAAATTTGCACAATGTATTAGAGAATGTGAGATTGCTTTAGATTTCACAGTTGACACTATGCAGAAATAATTGTATATTTGTAATATGAAAGAAATTAGTTGTGGATTTGTCATATTGAATAAGAATGATGAAAGTCAAATTTTGGCTTGTCAGGCATATGGCAGATCGTTTAAAGAATATAATTGTGATATTCCTAAAGGTCATGTAGAAAATGGCGAAACACACTTAGAAGCGGCAATTCGTGAACTATATGAAGAAACCGGTTTAAGAATTACTGACCAAAAAATACATGATTGTGGAATTTTCCAATATATTCCGAAGAAGGATTTGCATTTATACTTAATTGTTGATGATATTGATATTACAGCTCTAAAATGCAATTCAATGTTTGAAAATAGATTTGGTAATAATGTGCCTGAAGTCATTAAGTACCATTGGGTAAATGATACGAATATGTTTTATAGGTCATTAGGCCCAATAGTTAAAGAATGTATTGAACATTATGAACAAGGATTAATCTAAGGAGTAAAAAAACAATGTCATATGACAAATTTTGTAATTGGTTAGAACAAAAAATTAACAGCATAAAGAAGTTCTTTTCTCCTTATGAAAAAGGTTATGTTGAAGACAAAAAGAAACGAAAGTTAATGAGTGAATTGGCGGCATCAGAGGCCGCTAGACAATTAAAATCATATTTGAACAATGATTCATTTTATGAGAAAGGAAATGAAATTCTAACTGGTAATGGCTGGTCATTCAATAACCATGAGTGGAAGCATCCTAACTATCCATTCGTAATTATGAAGTGTTCCAAAGGTTATGAAATTACTCATAAGGATAAAGGTTATAAAACAATAATCATAGTCAAGAACGAAAATATTCTGAAGAGAATTAAGGAATACAACATTTATCTAAAAGCAAAAAATACCAAGATAAGTAAAAACAATTTCCTTAGTGATTTTGACTAATTGTTAAAAATTTTTTACATGTATTAACTTATTGCACATTGACAGAATGTGCAATTTTTTATATATTTATATTAGAGGTATCAATGAAAAAAGAATATTATATCATAACAAAAACCATAGATGGAGTAATTCGTTATATTACAGAAACTCATTTTGGATTGAAATTGACTGATAATATTTTTTCATCGGCTGGATTTACTGACCGCAATGTTGCAGAAAGAACTTTAAAAAATTGGCAGGAAAGTTGGTCTATAAAAATGGATTTGACAGATGCCAAGGTAAGGAAAATAACAATAACTATGGAGTAACAATGGAAACACCAAACTGGAATGACTATGTAAATGAAAAACATGTTCAAAATGAAGAACCAAAACAGGAACAGACACTTGAACAAATTCTTGACAATAAGCAAGAACAAATTATTACGAAGGATGGTCGGATTGTCGGAATAAAGACTGGAAGACCTTATCCAATGCGATATATCCGAATTGAAAACTACACTACATCCGCTAATCTTAACCGAGACACATATTACGCTTTTGATGAACGAGGTGAAACTTGGGGATATAGTCCAAATGAAAAGGATATTTTGGCCGCTATTGACAATTGGATGAAAGCAACCAAGCAACAAGCATTTCAAGAACAGCCTCAACATAAAGGACCTGGAGGAAATTAAATGATTTATTTTTATGGCGGAAGTTTTGACCCAGTAACTAATGCTCATATTGATATTTTGAAGACTATTCGTGAAACTATGAATAAGTCTGATTCACTTATTATTGGTGTTGCGAATAATGATGAAAAGAATTATAAGTGTTCATTCACTGATAGAATGAACATGGTTCAGAAAATCGTGGCAGAAAAGATTAAGAATAGTTATCAGATATTTTCACAAAATCATCGTACATATAAGTTCCTATCTGATTACACGAAAATGCAAGGAATTACTGCTAAAGATATAATAATCTGCATAGGTGAAGATGAATGGAAGTCATTGCTTGCTGGCAAATGGGTAAATTATGATCTGATTCTTAAGCAATTTAAGTTTATGATTGTTGGTAGAGAACATTCTGACATTGATACGAAGAAATATGATGCTATTGTTGTGAACATTGACAATAGTAAACTTATTAGTTCTAGTGCTGTGCGAGATATTCTTTCTAGAAATCCTGATTGCCATTATGATGATGTTAAGTCCTTTATTGCTCATCAAACATTCCGATACATTAAAGACAATGAACTGTATTGGCAAAATGGTAATGACTATGAAAATGAAGAAAAGAAATTTCTTGCTGACTATGCGATAAAGAAGAAAAAGAATGGATGGAGTGAACCTAGCGTTACTACTGACATCGTGGCATACAATGGAAATCAGGTGCTTCTAATTCGCCGTGGTAATTTCCCATATAAGAATTATTGGTGTACTCCAGGGGGATTTTTTGAAAAGACAGATGAAGACTTAAACTATGGTGCAGCAAGAGAATTTCGTGAAGAAACAGGATTGGATTTGGAACCGAATAAGTTTATCCAAATTAAGACTTATGGACACAATTTTGACCCTAGAATGAAGATAGTAGATACAGCATTTGCGGTTCGTGTTCCAAAGAAACTAATGAATAAAGCTATTGGTAGTGATGATGCTGCCGAGGCTCGTTGGTTTGACTTGGATAATTTGCCTAAACTTGGTTTTCACCATGCTAAGATTATTGATGATTGGCTGAAGAAGAGAGAAGACTAATGGATCCGAAAGAAATATTTTATACATTGGTTAATGAATTTGGATTTAAGACTCATCCGGTTAATAATGACCAGTGGATAAATGTTAAGTATAAAAACTATGCAGGCTTTCTAATGCAATATAGATGTAATGAGAACATGTGTCTTATTGCTTCAGGTATAGATTGCAAGAAAAGTCTTTTCTGGGGTTCAGATTCGTATTATGACTATGATAAAGCCAAAGACAAAATAAACAAATTTATCCTATTGGATAAACAGTTTGAAATAGAAAATAAGATTGAAGATGTTAATGGTGACTTTAAATGACTATACAAGAAATTTTAGACTATTCTAAACAGCTTGGTCTATATACAATTGAATTACCATCATTATATGCAGTAACCGCTGACAAAAATGGCATAAAGAGAAATTTATTTGTTTATAGTACAGATACAGATAGATTTTTCTTTATATTTGATAGAGATTATATGGATTTGGATAATGTTACTGAAAAATTATTTCTTGAAAAATATACTGAATATCAACTACATTTAAAGCAACATGAGATTGATCTTAGGAAAATGAAGATGAATAAGGACTTCATGTAACAAAAAATTTACATAAGTTCATTCATAATCAAATTGACAGAACATAAATAATTTTCTATATTTAAACTTAGAAATTCAACAAAAGGAATAACTATGGCAAAATTTTTGACTATCACTCATGGTGCTCACCAAATCATTGACTCCAAGCTCCATGAAACTCATGATGAGGCGAAAAAATACATCGCCGAATATATCTATAACAATCTGAATCCTGACGAAAAGAAACATGCATCTGTTAGTGATGACCCGTTTAAAGTATCACTCATTGTGGAAGGTGCTGAAACACCAGATGTTTATACCTGGTTCTCTGATGTTCTGAATGATACATTCAATGATAAAGATGAACTTCATTCGGAATGGCATAATGACCATTTCTTCAGCGACAAGGTTTCCTTCATTGTTGAAGTTCCTGATGATGCCAAGTATTTCGTATTCCCGCTGGGCTATGATATTGATGGTATGATGAAGACTGTAATGAAGACCGATTATAGCAACTATGCATTCTTCAATGATTTTGTTTCGGCACAGTCAAATACCGATTTGATGTTTGCTAGTGCTGTTCGCAATATGAAGAAGCGTTTTGTGAATGAATTGGCTGTAAATGATATTACCCAACATTCTAGCAACGAAACACATGAATTTGCACTGACAAATTCCAAGGATATTGATGAATATATGGCTATGCAGATTTTGGATTTGAATACTGTTGCTGGTGCTGTTGTGAAGAAGGTAAAGAAGGCTACCGCAAAGAAGAAGACAAAGAAGACTGCAACAACCACAAATGCTGCAACGGCAACGGCTACACCTGCGACAACAACCAATTCTACAGAACCTGAAAATGTTGCTCCGTTGACCGGTGATGAAAAGATTAACACTGACTATCTTAAGCAGTGGATTGAATATACGATTGCACATAGCAAGGTCCTTAGTGGAAAATACAACTTGTCTATCAAGCGTGAATACAAGAACTCCACTATGAAGAAGTTCAATGCCAATGCCCAGGTTGGTTTCAAGGGTCTTGTTGATGCGAAGAAATATCCGAAGAATGTTGGTTATCGTGGTTTCACCATTCAGATTGATGTTGGTGGTGGAAACATTTATGAAGGAAAGATCCATATTGCCAGTAGCGATAAGATAATTGCTGGTGTTGGTTTGGAAATTTCTAACAATCCGACTGCTGATAAGGTATTTGACAATATTTTTACGAAGGCCCAAACTAACGATCCGAAGTTTGGTGGTAAGCCTGCAGGGTCGCTTGAAGAAACTTTTGTACATACAACGCTTGTGCTGGAAACAAATGATAAGAGATATAAGAGGATTGTTCAGGTAGATTTGATGCCATCTGAAATTGACGAATTGAAGAATGTCATTGGAACAGAAGAACCTGAATATCCTGAACGAATTGTCTGGGCAGTCAATACTAAGTTCACTAGAAATTGGCAGAGCGATGCTAAAATCATTGGTCTTCTCATGGTTTATGAAGATGCCAAGATTGAAACATTTGGTCAGGTTGATGTAGTATCTAATAATGGCAGTACTGCAACGCCGAATGGTTCTTCTACAAATACAAATGCAACTACTAACAATAGTGCAACTGCTAATTCTGGTGCAAGTACTGCGCAGCCTAGTGGTAATATTAATGCTTCTATTGAAATCCTAGACAATGAACAACTTGATAATGGTAAGAAGAAAATCCTTTGCACTGTCAATGTGACATTGACTGATGATGATTACCAGGAATTGAAGGATGCTTATGAATCTTCTAGAATTGAAGAAGAACTTGTTATGGATAGAATGTTTAATGATAATGTAAATAATGCTATTGAAACACAGTTTGGTGGTGATAATTATGAAATTGGAGATACTACCATTACTGATGCTAATGGAATAGTAGAAGTCATTAAAAATCCTTGGATTTAACTAATGTAATGAAAATATTACAAATGTTGAATTGACACAAAGTATGTGAAATACTAAATTTATTAAAACAAATAACAAAAGGAGTTAAAATGTGCGATGAACGTAAATATCCTGAATGTCTAATTGTCTTTCCAGAACAGGCAAGATATGTGAAGAAGACTCTTGTAAATTATCGTTCTATCAATAGAACATTGGCTGAAGGCTATAACATTGGTATTGATGAACCAAGATATATTGTTGAACAAGCAACAAGGCAACAATACGAAACCTTTATCAAGAAACACCCAGAAATCATTGAACAAAGAATGCCTGGTGTAATTATTGGTGCAAAACCACATAAGGTTGAAGGATGCCATAGTATTGAATGGAGACATATCCATTATGATGTTGATTGGAATCTTGCAGAAAATACTGGTGTTGCACTTGTCCGAAAGGAAGATCGTGCTATCGTGAAACGCCGCATTAAGGAAATGAATGAAAGATTTCCAAATCTTGAATTTTTCATGTATAAGCCTGAATGGGTAAAATCTAGTGTTCCTGCATTCAAACTTCGTAATCGTACCAAAAAGGCTAAGATGGAATATGATGAAGCAGTAAAACTTAACAATCAGTTCTATAAGGACATTACACTTTATTAACTAACAATTTCATAAGGAGATAAAAATGGCTAAACAAGAAATTTGTGTAGATGGTCAGATTGACTTCATCAATGGTGCACTTCCTAATCCTAATTTTGAAAAGAAACTTGGATATGTGGCAAATCGTATTAAGAATGCTGAACGTCCGGTAGTTTTCACCAAGGATAAGCATTATAGCAATTACTTGGAAACATTTGAAGGTAAGAATTTACCTGTACCACATTGCATTGAAGGTACATCTGGTTTTGAAATTGCTAAGGTGTTGCTTGATGCTTGTACGAAGACACCTATCATTGTAGAAAAGGAAACTTTTGGTTACATTGAATGGAAGGAAATTTTTGGACTTGCTGAAGACATTGATGAATTTGTAATTTATGGCACGGTAAATCCAATTTGTCCATTTGCTCAGGCTGTAATTCTTCGTGCTTGCTATCCTAACAAGAAGGTCACTATGGACTTTGCTGGTTGTGGATTTATGGCTGATGAAAATGGTGATGAAACTCAGTGCCGAGAGTCTGTCAAGTATATTCTCAAGATGCAACAAATTGAGGTAATTAATGGTTAGTCTAAATGTCTTCGCGGGAATTTTCAGTGCTCTAACCGCAATCATTACTAAAGATAATGTACCAAAATGGATGACAATTTTGATGATTATACTGGCATCATTGAATGGTGGATTAGTATTCGCTTATCTGGCATAAAGGAAACAAAATGAATAAACTCACAACTGACTGCATTGAATGGATTAAAAAGTATTTCAAGGAAACTAATGGACGGAAGGCTGTAATTGGCATTAGTGGTGGTAAGGATTCCACTGTTGTTGCTGGTCTTTGTGTTCAGGCACTTGGAAAAGAAAATGTAATTGGCGTAATGATGCCCAATGGTGTTCAAAGCGACATTAAGGATTCTGAAAAAATCATTGATTATCTTGGCATTAAGGGATTGGTGGTTAATATTCAGTATGCTTACTATAATCTCGTAAATCAGATCAATGAAAAAAATATTAGTAGTCAGGCAGAAATGAACATGCCGCCTCGTCTGAGAATGACTGTTCTATATGGTGTGGCACAGAACATTGGTGGCCGTGTGGCAAATACATGTAATCTATCTGAAGACACTGTTGGCTGGGCAACTATCTATGGTGATAGTGCTGGAGACTTTAGTCCATTGTCTAGATTGACAACTGAAGAAGTTTGTGCAATTGGTGATGACCTTGGTCTTCCTTATGATTTGGTTCATAAGACTCCAAGCGATGGATTGTGTGGAAAGACTGATGAAGATGGTATTGGTTGCACATACAAGGAAATCAATGACCTTATTCGTAAAGGTATCAAGGGACCTAATTATGACTTGATTATTGGAAAATACAAAGCCAATAAGTTTAAAACAGAAATGATTCGTGTTCCTGCATTTGAACCGACTAATCCACTTTTACCTAACTATATCCATGAACTTGATAATGCCGGTGCATTATAAAAAAGGAGTAATCAATGGGTCTTTCAACATTAAGTTGGATTGTTCTAGGTGCTGGTATATGTAATGGCATTAGAGTGGCTTTTATATTACTAGCATGCGTTGCAGCCGTGATTGGTGGAGTCTTTATGCTATGTGCATTTGATTCTGATACTAAAGATGCACATAGACCATTCCAGCGTAGAACAGGAATTATATGTTTTGTCTTAGTTATTGTATTTTCTACAATAGCAGCAATTACACCATCTGAAAAGGCTGTATATATGGTTGCTGGAATTGAATTGGTAAACCAGTTTAGCAAGACAGAAACGGCAAAGGAACTTGGTGCTAGTGGTGTATCTATCGTAAATGATATTACACAGATTATCCACAATTATGCTGTTGATGAAAAATCACATGATAGGAGATAATCATGACTTTAGCCGAAACAACTATTGTATATTTGAAGAAGGAAGTCAAAGAACATCCTGAAATATACGATTCTAACAAACTACAAGATGCCATTGACAAAGTAAATTCAATGTCTGAAGAAGAATTGAATTGTAATCTTCTATTGGGTAGAATACAGGACCTTTGTGTTCGTGATGATGCTTATAATTTTTCAGATGAAGAATTATCCATAGTCAGACAAGCAATTATAGATTCTGGATTGAATATTACGAAAGAAGAAAGATTAACTAAAGATGACCCATCTAGAGATGATTATGCTTTCGTGACTTCAAATGATACGGCATCTGTGATTTGGATTGGTAAGATTAAACCATTATTTGATAGTGGTGATTTTGTTGTTCTCGGCATAGGCATGCACTTTCCAAACAATGATTATGATTCAATTGAAGAATTATCTGATGGTCTGAAGAAATCCATTAAGGATTTGATATGAAAACTTATGTATTAAGTATAACATATCGCACTTTATGGAATGATGATTGTCAGATGAATCATCTAGTTCAAGCTAAAGATGTTAAAGAAGCAATATCAAATGCTCACGCTAGACTATCTAAAATCAAAGACATAAACTTAAAATCAATTCACATAGAGTCAATTTATGCTGAGTAAAGCATAATTGTAAACTTTATTTTTCATTTTGTGGTTGAAATATCAGCCACAATTTTTATTTTTTGTTATCTCAAATTGGAGAATATAAAAATGGATTCAAAAGTATTCGGATCAAATTATATCAGCTATATTTCGGCTAATAAGACTGAACGAGAATGTATTAGTGATGCCATTGTAAAGGCTCGTTTTAATGGTTTTCTAACCATGAAAGAAATTAAAGCACAAAATAGAACTTTACAAATTGGCGATAAAGTTTATTTTGTGAATAAGGATAAGAATTTTGCAGCTTTTATTATTGGTAATGAATTTGGAAATAGTGGTTTAAACTTATTGGGTGCTCATGTTGATTCGCCTAGACTTGATATAAAGACTAATCCATTATATGAAAAACAAGGTGTAGCATACTTTGATACACAATACTATGGTGGAATTAAGAAATATCAGTGGATTACTCGTCCTTTGGCTATTCATGGCAAGATTTGTTTCACTGATGGAACTGCTTTGAATATTGAAATTGGTGAAGACCAGAATGACCCAATATTCTGTATTTCTGACTTATTGCCGCATTTGGATAGAAAATTGGATGAAAAGAAAGCATCTGACTTCATATCTGGTGAAAAACTTGATTTGATAATTGGTAGTGACCCAAATTCAACTGAAGAAAATGAACAACTTAAGAAGAATATCCTTTCAATTATTCGTGAAAAATATGCTGACAAATTCGTTGAAGAAGACTTTTGTTCTGCTGAACTAGAAGTTGTTCCTGCTGGCAATGCTCGCTGGTGTGGATTGGATAAAACACTAATCGCAGGTTATGGTCAGGATGATAGAGTCTGTGCATATACTTCATTACAAGCATTATTGGATATGAAGGAAATACCACATAGGACTTGTGGTTGTGTACTAATAGATAAAGAAGAAGTTGGTTCTATATGTGCAACTGGTTCTGAATCTAGATGGTTGGAAGATGTTCTTTATGCTGTTAGTGGTGTGAATGATAGATTGGAATTTGCAACTATTTTATATGATACAAATATGTTAAGTTCAGATGTTACTGCTGCATTTGACCCACAATATGAAGATGTAGCAAATTTTGAAGAAACATCCAAGCTTGGTAAAGGATTTGTTCTATCAAAATACAATGGTGGTAGAGGTAAGTCTGGTGGAGCTGATGCTAATCCTGAATATATAGCATATATTAGAAATGTATTGAATACAGAAAAGGTTCCATATCAGTTTGATACTATGGGTAAAGTTGATGTCGGTGGTGGCGGAACTATCGCTTCTATCGTATGTAGACTTAACATAAATGTATTGGATGCTGGTGTTCCTGTGTTGAATATGCATTCTCCAATGGAAATAACTCATAGAGATGATGTTTATGCAGCATATCTTGGATATTGTGCATTTCTTAAACATTAAAGTTTAAACTTAAAAATAAAACTATTATATATACATATAGAAATATGAAAATATTATATTTGTTTAATCAAATTTAAGTGAGGTGAAAAATGAACCAGTATGATACAATAAATGGTGAAGATATTCTTTCCAATGCTCTTAGAGCCATTAAGCAATACATTCCACAGAAGACTGATGAAGTCAAGAAGCATGCACCAACAGGTGACAAGGCTACTCCACAGTATCAGTTGAATGCTGCTTATAACCAAGGTTATCTTCGTGCATTGGAAGACTTAGCAACATTCATTAAAGCAATGGGTGTCTAAGTCAAAAACATTTTGTTCAGTAGTATAAAATTATATTACTGAACAATTAAAAATGTCGCATATTTCTACGGTATGCGACTTCTTATTGACCGAATGGCAATAAGTTTATATTTTCGTAGGTATGTTCGTGTTACTTTTTAAAGGACACAGGATAAAAATAATATGATAAATTATGGTCAATTATTTTCTGATTTTGATTCCGTTGCTAGTGCATTAGAATCTACATTTAATTCCTCAAACAATCTTGTCAATAGAATTACCGAGAAGGTCTATATTCCTATGAATATCTACAAGGAAGAAGATGGTACTCAGGTAATTGAGATTGCAGCAGTTGGTTTGAAGAAGGAAGATATTGATATGACCATTAAGACTGAAAATGGTCAGACATATCTTTACATCAAGTCAAATGTTCCTGAAAAATCGGAAGAACAGAAGAAAGCTGAAGAAAAACGAGTCTATACAATTCGTAAGATTAAAAATCTTGCTGATTTGGATGCTCGTATATGGTTGCCTTCTACATTGAATGTTGATGAACCAAAATCTTCACTTGTCAATGGTTTGCTGACTATCAGATTTAAAACGAAAGAAGAAGCAAAACCTAGACAGATTACCATTGATGGCTAATTAAAAATATATTATATTTGATAGCGGGATATTCATTTATCCCGTTATCATTATTTCATTAAAAGGATTTATTATGGCAAAACAATTAAAATTCAATGTGAAGGCTCGTGAAAGCCTTTTAAATGGTGTTAATATTCTTGCTGATGCTGTGAAGACTACACTTGGTCCTTGTGGTAGAAATGTTATGATTGATAAGGGCGAAGGTGCTCCTGCTGTCACTAAGGACGGCGTGACTGTTGCTAAATCCATTGACCTAGAAGATCCATATGAAAATCTTGGTGCCCAGATGTGTAAGGAAGTTGCTAGTAAGACAAATGATCTTGCCGGAGACGGAACAACTACAGCAACTGTTCTAGCACAAGCCATTGCTCGTGAAGGACTTAAGAATGTCGCTGCTGGTGCTAATCCAATGGAATTGAAGAATGGTATTGACGAAGCAGTTGAAAAGATTACAAACAATCTAACAAAGATTTCTAGAAAGATTGAAGGTAAGAAATCTATTGCTCAGATTGCAACTATTTCTGCAAACAATGATGCTGAAATTGGTAATCTAATTGCTGAAGCGATGGAAAAAGTTGGCGAAAATGGTGTAATCACGATTGATACAAGTAAGACTGCTGAAACAACACTTGAGGTTGTAGAAGGTATGCAATTTGGTAATGGTTATATTACACCATATTTTGTTACTAATGGTGAAAAGATGTCTTGTGATTTGGAAGAACCTTTAGTTCTATTGTATGACCGAAAGATTAGTACAATGCAAGATGTTCTTCCACATTTGGAATATGCAGCAAAACTTGGTAAGCCACTTATGATTATTGCTGAAGATGTTGAAGGTGAAGCATTGTCTGCCATGATTGTCAATAAAATGCGTGGTGCATTGAAGGTGGCTGCTGTTAAGGCACCTGGTTATGGTGATAGTAGGAAGAACAATCTATCTGATATTGCAGTGTTGACTGGTGGTACTGTTGTTTCTGAAGAAACCGGTGTTAAACTATCTGATGCAGATCCAGAAATTGTTCTTGGAAAAGCAAAGTCTATCACGATTACTTCAAATTCAACTACTATTGTTGATGGTGCAGGAGACAAGGATGCAATAAATGAACGTGTAACATCTTTGAAGAACCAAATTGAAACCAGTGATTCTGATTATGTAAAAGAAAAGTTACAAGAAAGAATTGCAAAATTGGCTGGTGGTGTTGCAGTAATCCATGTTGGTGCTCCGACTGAAGTAGAAATGGGTGAGAAGAAGGATAGGGTTGATGATGCTCTACATGCCACTCGTGCAGCCGTTGAAGATGGCATTGTAACTGGTGGTGGTGTTGCATTGATACGAGCTGCTAAAGACTTGGCTACAGAATGCAAGGGAGACAAAGCAACAGGGTTTAATATCGTGTTGCGAGCCATTGAAGAGCCACTTAGACAAATTGCAACAAATGCTGGTGAAGAGGCTAGTGTTGTAGTTAATAAAGTGAAATCTATGGATGGTCATTTTGGTTTCAATGCAAAGACTGGTGAATATCAGGACTTGTTTGAAAATGGTGTAATTGACCCTGCTAAGGTTTCAAAGACTGCATTGAAGAATGCTGCTAGTATTGCATCTATGTTATTGACAACTGAATGTGTAATTACTAATATTCCTGAGAAAAAGGAACCACAGGCAGTCCCAATGCCTATGATGATGTAATATGACTATATTTCGGCCTTGCATAGATCTCCATAATGGTAAAGTAAAACAGATTGTTGGTTCTACATTATCTAGCAAGACCGAGGTCAATTTTGAAACTGATAAATCACCTGTATGGTATGCCAATCTATATAAGAAAGACAGACTAACTGGTGGACATATAATTATGTTGGGTGGAGAAAATTCGAGCGTGGCGAAAGCTGCGCTTGAATCATATCCAAATGCTTTACAGATTGGTGGTGGAATTACATTAGACAATGCTGAAGAATATATAAATGCTGGTGCCAGTCATGTAATCATAACAAGTCTATTATTTCCAAATGGTAAATTTGATTTGAGTGATTTGATACTTATATCAAGTAAGATTGGAAAAGAACATATAGTAATAGATTTAAGTTGTAATTCAGATAGAAATATATTGTTGAAATATTGGAAAGATAAAAGCAATATCATACTAACACCTGAATTATTGAACATACTATCTCATTACTGCGATGAATTTCTTATACATGCTTGCGATGTAGAAGGAAAACAGAATGGTATGGATATTGAACTTATAAAGTTCTTATCAGAATATAGTCCAATAAAGACTACTTATGCAGGCGGTGCTAGAGATATTTCTGACTTATATTTGGTGAATGAAATATCAAAAGGTAAGATAGATTTAACCATTGGTTCAGCACTTGATATATTTGGCGGTAAATTAAAATATACAGACTGTGTGAAATTTAATGTTGAAATAAATACATAAAATTTTTATATTTGCCTGCTATGAAAAACATAATAATTAGTATTCTATTTTTAATAAGTTTATCTTTTGGGCATCATGGTTTTGAAGAACTATACATGATTTCAAAAGGTTCCGAAATAATCCAAAATATTAACAAGAAGATTGAATATACAGATGCTTTTGAAATAAGCACCATTGTATATCAAGAATCTGAAAAATATGATATAGATTTTCATTTCACATTGGGAGTAATTTCGGCTGAAAGTCGCTTCAATGTATATGCAAAATCATATTGTGGTGCAATTGGACTAATGCAGATAATGCCAAAGACTGCTAAATCTATTGCCAAAAAATATGAAATTGATTATATTGACCTATATGATATTGAAACAAATATAGAGATTGGAGTAGCATATTTGGCACATCTAAAAAGAAAATATGGGAGTTATGAACTGATTGCTGCCGGTTATAATGGTGGTAATGGTGGAGCCAATAAGTATAAGAAATATCTAAATGGTTATTTGTCTCAAGATAGTATTCCTACACAAACTAGACAATATGTTCCGAAGGTAATGAATTATGTCTATGAATTTAGAAGATACACCGATGTTTAAATATCTAGAATCAAAGTTTAAAATAATGTGTATGAACTGGCATTATCTACATTATCCAGAAAAACATAAACATTTGTCTTTGAATGAATATGTAAACTTAAATAAATCATTGTATCAAAAACTTGTTGAAAATGCTTTATTTAGTGAAATGGTATTGAGTGGAATCAAAGTAAAACATTTACAAAGTTCTGAAGCATTTCATACAATATTTGATGATATTCAGCAAAGGGTATTTAAGATAATGGATATTATGGATAAGAAAGAAACCATAGATAAAGATTTTAAAAATGATTAAATTTAGAAAATTTGAAAAAATGGTGTCTGAATATTGTCCGTGTCTTAGACAGATGCCTGATGCTAGAGCACATTACACCTTATATGAAGGTACTTTATCAAGTAATGTAGAAGCTGATGTAATGTATGATCTGGCTCATGATAGAATAATATTTCCATTAAAATTAAAATTGGATAGTAAAGGAAATGTTGTTAGTACAAATCCTGATTGGGAAACTGGAAAACATATACCAGCAATAGATGAAAAACATGTAATTGAAGAATTGATTTATATTAACAAGCGAGTTAAAGAACTAAAACAAAAATATAAAAAGAAACAGATTGAAAAAGACTTTAAGGAGCAACTATGATTAGTCTAGATGAATTGCAGTCAACTATTAAACGATTGAACATATTAAGAGATAATTCTGAAAATGTAGAAGAACAGACAATGGCAGATATATTGCTAAATAATCTAGTTCAACTATTGGGTCAAGCAAAAATGATTTGTGATACACCAGAATTTAAAGCAGAAATTGAAAGGAGAAAACAAGATGGAAAAACAGATCCTGAAAAGTAAATATTTCTTCACCAGAGAAGAATTGACTAGATTTGTGAATGAAAACAATATACCACAGACTAGAATACAAACAATTATAGTGGTTGAAGATAAACATCTTGTATTATTTTACTGGGACTTAGAAATAAAGAAGGTTATAAATGAATGAACCGACTAAAATATTATATGGTGATGAACCTGGCATAGCAAAGCAAGGTGTATATCGGAATATACAGTGGTATATTGTTAGAGGACGATTGTGTCCGTTGGCATATATTGTAATTCCAAAAGAACATCTAAAACTAAAAAATCAAAGTATATCATACGATGATTATCAAGAATTTAATCATTGTAATGGTGGACTAACATTTTGCAATACAGAAATTGCAACTATGGATATTAAGCCAAAAAATTCAATAATATTTGGCTGGGATTACGGACATTGTACTGATTACAGTAGATATACAGGATATATTTGTTATTATGGAACATTTGAAGCACATGTTTGGTCAGTCGCAGAAATAGAAAAAGAAATTGAACTTACAATAGATGATTATTACACTTATTACTGTAAATAATTTTTTACATATTTTTTAATAAGTTCTATTGACAAGTATATGTTAAGTTTCTATATTTTATCTTAGAAATTGAATGTGATTGTGCATTCATAAACAATTAACAACTAAAACAAGAGGTAAAATATGACTATGACCACCAACACCAGCACCACTAACACTGTCGCCGAAACTGCTGTTGCTGAACCGAAGGTTCGTACTCGTACCTGTGTGGAACCGCTTTCTACTGACGAGGCAAATGACCTTCAGGCTTGGCTTATCAAGCACAATTTCTGCATTAAGAATGCAAAGAAGAACATTCGCGTGTATCGTTATCTTGGTCATAAGAATGGCAAGGTGACTACTTCCAAGGATTTTATGTATGTGGTTGGTGCTGATGCCTACCGCGAAAACAAGGAAAAGGTCATGCAGGATATTCTTTCCCTTAGCAAGAAGGTGATGAATAGTCACCGAATGGTTAAGAATGCCGAATATGTGGAAAAGATGGGTAAGGTTGAGGAAAATCTTCTCATGAAGCATAAGATTCAGATGGTCTGGGATAAGTCCAAGACCATTGGTTTTAACCTTTATAACCATGTCATCACGGACAAGAAGGTTCTTGCTCCGCTCAATGTCTATGTGAAGGGTTCCTCCGAACATCTGAAGACGAACCGCATTTACAAGACGAAGGACGAAAAGCACCTGGAAGTGTTCCGCAAGATGGCTCAGATTTTTGAAGAATTTGATCCGACCATTCCGTTCTATGATTGGAAGTCCTTCCGCTACATTACCAAGGGTGGCAAGGTTGTCGCTGCATACTCTATGGCTGACCGCAAGGCAACAATCATTAAGCACTTCCCGAAGGGTATTCAGGACAAGTTTGACTACAACCTGAATATCATGGATGGCAAGTACATTAACGAAATCATTAAGAAGATTAATGATATGAAGGAAGATCTTCTCTACCTTTAATTGGTAGTGTAGTGTGAACGAAATTTGAGGTGGTTGAAATATACCACCTCTTTTTATTTGACAAACTTTAACATTTAAATTATATTTTTAAATATGAATGTTGATAGAAAAAGCTATGGCTGTTTGTTGCTAATAATTCTTGGTATATTGGCCGCCAATGGTTCAATATCACCGGCTGTATTTTTAATGTTGTTTATCATATTCTTCATTTTATGATATGAAACCATTTTACAAATATAAAGTTAAGAATGTTGTCAATTCAGTAAAGCCAATAAAAGTAGTTTCTTGTAACGAACACCAATTTGAAGTCAATGTTAATTTTTGGATTCAGGTTAAAACACAATCTTTCTTTTGGGATTTCATAACTTTTAGAGAAGTCACAATATACAATAATTTGGATAAGGTTTTAAAAGATATAAAATTTAGAAATGTATCACTGAAAGAAATAGATATGTTGACTGAGAAGGTTAAAAAAGAAGAAATAGAATTGAAATTGCACCATATAGACATTTGGTATTCTGTAGATTAGTATGAAAATATCTGATGAAAGATTTAAATCTATTGTAGAAAAATATGGTTTTTATGTTAAAAAAGAACCTTGTGCATGGGTAAGTGCTTATGGTTATCATTTAGCTGGATATCTTAGATTACAAGCGACTGGTAATGAATATAGTTTTATATATTTGTTGAAAGATGAAGAAGAAGTTAATATATGCAATACTATATCACTGATACCAGATAGAATTGAAATAGGTGATACTGATGAAATAATGACAGAAAAAGAAATGGAAGAAAAACTGAGCCATGTACAGAAAATAGTTAAAGAAGCAAATGTTGAATGGAACAAATATAAGTTTAAAAAGGATTTTGAATGAGATGGTATGAGGAAAAACAGTACACGAAAGAATTCTTTGAACAATTGGATAAAGAAAATTATCCATTGACTACAGATATGTGTTCAAAGAATCATTATGAACTTTCGTCTTGGATGATTGTTGTTAGAGAATTTAAAGATCAAGAAATTCCTTATACAACGGCAATAGTAATATATCGTGAAATTGACAATAAGAAAATTCATATATTCTCTTTGGAAGTCCATAAGAAACTTAGATTGAACAATAATGGTAGAAGACTATTAAATAAGTTTAAAGAAGACTATGATGAAATTACATTAAGCACTTTGCCGGAAAGTAGGTTATTCTATGAAAAACTTGGCTTTGTTGAACAAGAAGAAAATCAAATGATTTGGAGGAGACCAAATGGCTAAACAAGTACCTGAATGGAGACATGCTCCATATAATCTTAATGACCCAAAATCAAAAGCAGAATATCAAGAAGATCTGAAACGTTGGGAAAGACAATGTTTTATTGAAGGAATGCTTTCATTGGGTATCTTACTAATTGCTATAATTTGTTTCATTGTTCTATTTTGATTGACAACAAAAGAAACTTTGATTATATTTTAACTTGAGGACTAATATGATAGATTTAACTACAATTACAGACGAAACTGAATTGAAGCAAATTCGTGATATGGCTGATAAGAGATTGGAAGAAATACGAGAAGCCAAACAAATAGAACAAAAAGAAATCCTAGAAGAAAAGTATCGTGGCAAATATCTAGTCTTCTATGGTAGAACAGTTAGTATGACTAACACCATAAAGAATCCAAATGATATTAAGATTGTTCATATCTTGGATATTAAGTATAGAGGTGAAGGATTTTTCAAAGCAAATGCAAAAGTAGTCCATATTAAGTACAATGATGAATGGCAACAGATTAAGCATTTAACGAGTGATTGGACTTCCGCATATATCAGTAGTTCTGAAGACAATGCATTTAATATCCGTGAATGTGATATTGACGAAATCATTGACAAGCAAAAGGCTGATAGAATGATTAAACAAATAAAGAATAGTCAAATCAGAATACTTGATAACTGGGATTTCTAATGTAAAATAATATTTACACACAACCAAAAGAAATGATTGACTTATGTCAGTCATTTTTCTATATTTGTATTGAGGAAATAATATGGTTATATTCTTAGATATTGAAAATACAGTGATAGATGATCTGGTCACTTGCAATTGGATGGAAGAAAATTGTGAGAAAATCAGTAGATATATTGCTGACAACAATGCCAAGGTGGTATTATATACTTGGGGTTGGACGGAAGTAAAAGAAATTGACTATGATATTGCAAACAATATCTTTGATAAGCTTGGTGTTCCTAACTCAAAACGAGTTAGTGTGATGGTAAAAGAAAATTCAGTTTCTATTGCTATGCGACTAGGATTAGTGGATGATTTTAATAAGGCAATGATTCCTGGTATGATGACCAGTGAATACTGTATAGATAAGACCACTTCTTTTCTTCAGATAATTCATGCTAAGCCTCGTATGACTGATACAGAAAAATGTGTTTTGATTGATGATACCACTGATACAGACTATAATCTAGACCATAATGCCATCGCCATAAATCCAAAGGATCTGTAATGAAGTTTGATGATGAAAAATATCCAGTTCACGATGAAAAACACGAATTGTTACCGAAACATGTCTTTGGTAAGAAAAAACACTCTTCATTAAGTATAGATGATGTGAATGATTTTTTCCATCAGATTAAGATGCTTATTAAAGAAAATGAAGAATTGAAAAAGGAAATTTCTAGACTAAAAGGAAAATCATGAACAGCGACAACATTATAAATAAAGAACAACATTTGTCAAAGATAACAAAGTTCACAGTAATACTTACTATGTCTATTATTTCATGGATTATATTGGGTGTTGTAGTTTACAATATTGCCAATCTGTGAAATATTTATTATATTCCATAATAATGTATGGAGAATAATAGATGTTATTGAAAAGTAATGATTCTAATGATAATACTGAATTATCATTTAGACCAATTGCAGATAATTCTGAAGCAATAAATGAATTTAAGAAGACCAGTAAGATTGATATTATAATTACTGTTGGATTGTATATTTTCATTATTTTTGTGATATTATTAAACATGGAGTAAAATATGACATATGATGATATTGTAGCCGATTCTAGATATAAGGATTTGGTAAGACGTGAACTAGAAACACCACTAAAAAATATTCTTCCAAGAACTGTGGATGGTTTGGCTAAAAAGTTATGGGCTAAAGCACCAAAGAAATTCATGAAATATATGAAAGAATATGATACAACTTATGATAACTATGAATGCATATCAGGTTATATAGATAATTATTTTGATGAAAATGAATATGCTGACATGCCAGATGATTTAGCAAATGAACTACTTGATTGGGCAGCAGCACAAACAGTATTGGTATTTTTTCCAGAGAGGGATGATTAAATGATGGTTAATAAAGTTATGTTTTGGCTAGGATTAGCTTTATTTGTAATGAGTTTCATTGTGTGGAAATTCTTTTAATTATGGTATAAAAATGGCAGATAAATTTGGTGATAGAATGAAATTATATGAAGGCATTGAAGCAAATCGCAGCTTTATGCCAAGACTTCCAATCTGCGTTCGTATTGATGGAAGGGCGTTCCACACATTCACTAGAGGAATGAAACGCCCCTATGACAAGGATATGTCAGACTCAATGGTTGAAACAATGCGATATCTTGTGGAACAAAGTGATGCTTGTATTGGATATACACAGTCTGATGAAATAACACTAATTCTATCTGATATAAAAGATCCGATGTTCAATGGTAGAATTTCTAAACTGACTTCAGTTATAGCGAGTATTGCTACAGCTAAGTTCAACGAAGTCATTCATAAGAAATATCCTGATAAGCCATTGGCATTTTTTGATTGTAGATGTTGGCAAGTTCCAAATAGGACTGAAGCCGCAAATGAATTGCTATGGAGAGAATTTGATGCTACAAAGAATTCTATTTCTATGGCAGCAAGAGCATATTATTCAGACAAACAACTAATGAATAAGAATGGTGCAGAAAAACAAGACTTGTTAATGGAAAAAGGTATTAACTGGAATGATTATCCAGTATTTTTCAAGCGTGGAACATATGCTCAGCGAAAAATCATTGAACGAAAATTGAATGATGAAGAATGGCATAAGATTCCTGAAAAACATAGATTTACTTTAGATAGAAATACTATGGTGAAGAGACATGAAATCCGTATTTTGGATATGCCTATATTCTCCAAAGTGACTAATCGTGAAAATGTAATTTTTGAAGGAGAAGAACCAAATGTGGAAAACGCCGTCTGAAGCGATGAATGAATGGATGAAATCTTATATAGATGACCAGGAACAAGTTTGTTCTGATGAAGAATGGGAAAAGTTCTGTAAAGACATGAATTTACAAACAGTTGGTCCTGTAGATGAAGATAATACATTTGAATATTTTGCTAAACAATATGATGCATTTCTGAAAGAACTAAAAAAGTCCGGTAGGTTTTGATATGTATTCTGCGTTGGATGATATGTATCCGATAAAATATTATAAAAATGATACCAAACATACTTATTTAATTCTTGGTAATTATAAGTTGAAAATATCAAACTACGGTAATAAATATTTTACAATTGATGTTCTGACATTTTCAGTAAATGATGATGGAACTTTTAATATTATTGCAGGTGCAAATAAAAGAGTTAGTTCACTGAATGAATTGAAATCTATAATAAAGGTTTATAGACAGACTTATAAAACATTGATAACCGCAGAACGAAAGAATGTAATGGAAGGAGATTTTAATGAAGCCGATTAAGAGAGTATTTATTTCACAACCAATGAGTGGATTGACTAACGATGAAATTTTAGAAACAAGAAGAAAAGCTGCTGATTATATTTCTAATGTTTATCCTGATAATGAAATTGTTGTAATTGATTCATATCAGCCACAAGAAACTACTGAATACAATGCCATTAGTGCTGTAAATTTGTTAGGTCAAGCATTATCAAAAATGGCTGGTGCTGAAATAATCTATTTTGCCCCAGGTTGGAAAGATTCTAAAGGTTGTCAGATTGAAAATGAAGTTGCTCGTAGATGGTTAGAACCAACAGGAGTTAAGTTGATTGAAGATGGTATGGAAGAAATCTGTCTTGATTTGACTGATGAAGAAATTGCACAATTACAACTAGCAGCAAATAAAGCAGGAATGTCATTTAGCAAATACATTTCATTGAAACTACAGGATGCAATACAGAACGGAATAATGGATAAGATCGCTGAAGAATTAGGTAATAAAAATGGTTAAGTATTTAATAATAATTGCAGTATTCTGTATAATATCGTGTAATGATTCCAGAATATCAAATGCACCAGTAGAAAATTGTAAGGTAATGGAAACTGACTCTACCACATATAATTGCGATGATCAGAATTTTAAGGTTTACTAATGGTTATTGTTCCAGCAAATTTAAAACAGTATAAAGGATTTGATGATTTAATTAGAGCAAAAGTAAAATTATCAAAGATGTTATCTAAACTAAAAGAGATTGTTGAATATAATAAAACATTTGAAGAAGAATCTATGCTTTACCAATATAAAGGTAAAGATAAAGATGAAATTTGGTCTTGTATGGAGTTCTTCTATCAAAATCTATGGACTAAGGAATTTAGAGAATTTATCTATACAGACCCAAAAGACAAATGGGAAAACTACCACATTCAACTAAAATACAAAGAAAAATATTCTGAAGTCACGATTGTTTATGGAATTGGGTCATTCTGTGTAATTGGACCTCAAAAAGAAGTTCCAAATAAAAAATCAAAGATACTTGATTTGGATAAGATTTTTATAAAAACAAGTACGGAAATATTGTATAATGAATAAGATTAGATATAAATGTGTAGTTAATATGTTTGGCGAGCCACAAGTATTTAAGCGATATTGTGAAACTGAAGAACAGGTTAGAAAAGAACTATATGAATTTATCAGAGAACAGTATCAAACTACACCAGATATTCTTAAAGTTGAAGTTGATAAAACAAAAACAATAGATTCTTAATTCTATAAATATTTTGTTATATTATTAGATATGAAAACATTTTTTAGCATATACATTACAGCATTATTTGGAGTAATCCTATTTTCATTTCTTATACAATACCCAATGGGTCTCATTGAGTATTTTTTATTTCCACTGTTTGTGACTGGTTTTATGTATCTAATGAATTTTATTTCGAGTAAATTATGAAAAATTCAGATGTAGAAGTGATTAAATATATCTTAGAAAAACTTCAACATAAGACAACACTGAATAGACTATATGGAATAATGTATCTTTCACAAAAGGAATATTTATCAAAATATGGTAAAGCCATATTTGATGATAGATTCCATTTATCAGGAAAATTCCTTAAACCATTACAGTTCAATGATTTTATTCTACCAAATTCAGAATTCAATACTTATTACGATGAAAAAGATACCTATGATAAGTTTATAGAATGTAATAATAAACCTGATTTGGACTATATTGCTGAAATGGAAAAGAAAACTATCAACAATGTATGTGAAATCTGTAAAACATTGTCTGATAAAGAAATTATGGAACAATGTAAAGATTTCGCTTATATCAAGGCAAAAAATAGAATGACACAAGATCCTGATTTGTCTGTAATAACTGATGTTGATATGGCAAAGGCTGGTGGAGGGAGTTCTGAACTTGTAAAATATCTAGTGGAAAATAAACTTATTAAAACAATATTAGGATAATTATGGCAATTTTAACGATAATTCGGAGTTCTTGGAGCAATCTGTTTTGCAGTCTGTGCTTTACCACAAGTAATAAAAGCATTCAAAACTAAATCAACGAAAGATATAAGTTTATTCTATATCATTCTTTCAATATTTGGCAATATATTTTCAGCCATATACATCTTTGGAACTAACTATATAAGTGGTTTTTGGCAATACCCACAATATTTTAATTACGGTATTGCATTGACACTTATCATAATTTTACTATTTTTGAAAAAACGATATGACAAAAGATGAAATTCTAGCTTGGGCTAACTCAAATGAGCTGTATGACATTCGGAAACAATCCGATGGGTTTTCAATATTTTATAGAAATCAAATATTCTTAAGAGTTCACGGTTTTCTCGCAGATACATATAACTTGCTCTATGATGAAAACTTTATAATGGTAAGTTATGTACAACATAGAACAATTATTGAAGATACAACATTGAACCATTTAAACTATTCGCTGGATTATTATAAAAGACAATACAATTTTCTTATTTTATACCATAAGAAACAATTTACAAATGCCAGAAAAATGGAATTAAGCAAAGATTTTGGCAAAAGTTGACAAACTGTAAAATTTAATTATATTTTACGCATTATGATATATCTTATTATATTTGGATTCATACTGATTGTGGCAGTTTATGTTTTGTCCTATTTTAAGCTTCGTTGCAAACACGAGTGGGAAATAGTGGAAAGAACAGATACTGACCAATTATACAAACGCTGTAGCAAATGTGGCAGATGCAAGGAATATAAATAGATTTAGGAGATATACTATGAATGAACAAAATAAAGAAAAGAAACAATACATAAAGCCTGAACTCGAGGTAGTAAATCTAAATTCTAAGATTGATTTGCTACAAGATTCTTGTTATGGCTGTGAAGAAGAAGGTGAAATTGGGTCAACAATTCCTGTATTTATTGACCCAAGTGTGTCAGTAGGTGCATAAAATGAAACATATCTTATTGTTATTAGCCCTTATAGGGTTATCTTTTGGTGAACCATTATATGTAAACAATTATTATCAAATTGAAACTGTTGAAGACCTTAACTGGTTCCGAGACAAAGTCAATTCGTATAATAGTAGTAATGTAAATCTAAATGCTAAGTTGATGGCTGATATTGACTATGGTAATCAGTTATGGATTCCAATAGCAGCTGGAACTGGAACACCTAAATTTGCTGGTGTCTTTGATGGAAATGGCCATACAATTTCAAACTACTATATGGATAGTGATACACTTAAAAAATTGAATGACCATTATCCTCAAAACCTTGGTTTCATTGGTACTATGTCAGGTACTGTAAAAAATCTAAACTTATCCAATATAACAGTCACAAGTTATAGTGTTGGTGGTAAAACACCAGGTGCTATTGACAATAGTGCTGAAGGTAAAGAAAAGAAAGCAATATGTATTGGAACAATTGTAGGATGGATGGATGCAACTGGTTTAGTAGATAGTTCATCTGCTACAGGTGTATTGAATGGTTTTGGTGATGGTCAGAATGTTGGTGGTATAGCAGGTAATACTTGGGGCACTATCAAAAATTCTAGTTCTGCAGTCACTATAAATGTCAAGAACCTTTCTTTCGTTGGTGGCATTGTTGGTATGACAAAGAAAAATGTTACCATAGATAGTGTTCTTTGGGAAGGTAATATAAATGTTGTTGCTGACGGAACTACCTATATTGGTGGAATTATTGGTGATGTATATGAAGGAACTGCTCATGTTTCTAATGCTACATTCATATCTGACAATGTTACGAATTCTGTTGGAAAAGCCCATAGTGAAAATGCTGTTGTAGCTGATAAATTGGATTATGGTGTATATTCCATTTTGTTCAAAGACAATAAGAAAATATTGGTCTTGGATGGTAATTACACTAAGACAATGAGTGAAACTGTATTTAATAAAGAATTTACTGTTGATTCAATTATTTTCAATAGAAAATTTAATGCAGGAACTTATAATACACTTGAATTACCAATAACCATAGCAAAGTCTGAAGTTAATACTGATTTCTATGAATTGAATGACATTTATAAAAATCCAACATGGGAAGTCCATTTGAAGGCTGTCGCTGGTGATAGTCTTTATGCTGGTGTTCCATATATCATTATTCCACAAACTGATACAGTTAAAATTACTGCTAGAACATTCAATGTTAAACCTGTAGAACCACAAAAAGTCTACAACTCCACTAATCAGTGGTCATTAAATTCTTATCATAGATTCATGTATGGTTCTGATTTTGGTGATGACCTGAATAATGTATATGGATTTGCTGGTGTAGCCGCAGATGGATTTAAGGCTGGTGATTTCGTAAGATGTGGTCAGAATATAAAATTCAAACCATTTAGAGTATACTTGCATAGAGAAACATCTAATGCATTGTTGAAAGCTAGAAGATATGATTATGGTGAACTTGATACAATAAACTATGACATACCAATTTACATAGATTCAACTGTAAAAGATACTATTGTTGAAATTGCACCTGTTATAGACATTGAAGAACAACCTACAATAATCTTGCAAAAGAATAAGGTCAATGTTTATAAACCAAACAAGAGAAAATACTATAACTTACTTGGTAGAAGAATCCATAAGTAAATTAAATTTTACATATAATCTAAGTTTAAAATGATTGACATTTGTCGGTCATTTTTTTATATTTTATATAGAGGTAATTACTATGGTTGATAATTTTGAACTTATTAAATCAATGCTAAAATTCAATTTGCCAGAACATTTCTATTTTGTTCAGTTGCTTAAAAGACAATCAGATGACCCGATGAAAGATGGTAAGAAAAATCCTACTTATCATGGTGATATGCATAGTAGGTCACTGAAGAACTATTTTATCAGAAAGCCTGAAGATTTGGATAAATTTAAAGACGAAATCATTAATCTTTGTAATACTGAAGATGTTCGTGCATATATTCGTCTTAATCGCCGCTCAAATAAAGATGTCAATATGAAAATCTATGAACACATTTATGCTTGCATGAAAGGTGGTACATTCAAGAATCCTGAGAGACTATTGAGTTCTGCATGTGGTAAGTCCAATAGTGAACCAAAGGAATCTAAAAGCTGGCTTCTAGATGTTGATAAAGAATATCTTCCATATTTGGATGATTTAATCAAACTTGTCAATAAGTGCAAGTCACAATTTGCATATATCGTAATGAAAGAAATCCATTCAAAGAGTGGTATGCATCTGATTGTGCATCCATTCAATAAAGACGATTATGAAAAACTTTGGACTGAATTTAGAACTACTCACACAGATGCACCAGAAACTGCACCTGCAATTCACCCAGACAACCCAACAATTCTATATGTGGCATAAGGAGCAAATATGACAACAATAGAAGATGCTAGAGCAAAGATCGGTGATACCATTAAGATTATCGGTTTCGCAGGAAAAATCTATGAAAGTGAACGTAAACTAATTGGTAAAACTGGTGTGGTGGAACAAATTTTTGATGATGGTTCTATTTCTGGAACTTGGGGTTCACTAAACATTTTGCCTGAAGATGAATATATTGTTATCAGTGAGGCTGATGATGACGAAGAAGGATAAGATATTCTTAACATTTGTTTTCTTATACATGATTTGCAATTTTATTGCTTATTTTTCAATAGGCGATGCAGGATTGTATATTTCCAATGGTGTATTCATTGGAATTGGACTATTAGCTTGTATTTTTAAGGATAAAATATGTTGAAATCTGAATTAAAAAAATGTATTATTGATAATGGACTTTGGAATTTATTATTGTTGGATGCTTTAACTATTTGTGTAAGAGATGACCATAATACATATTTGCTATCAACTAATGATAATGAAGGTGTATATATTGCTTACAATATAGATGATAACTATGTTGTTTTAAACAAATTGAATAGAACGGCTAGAGGATGGGAACCTAATATGTTTGTGCCTTTTACAAATGATGCTGAAATAGATAGAAGAATAAAAAATATCGCTATGAGATTGAAGGAAATTAAGATTAAAGAAAAACTTAAAAATATCAATAATGATTTTGTGGAGATTTAAATGAAATCAAAGTACATTTATAATGGAAAGAAAGAAGTTAATTGTGTAACAGCAATGCTTGGTGCAGAAATTCGTAATGCCATCCAAAACTGGCGTAAAGAAAATAAACTTGCGTTGGATTTTCATGTACCTACACTATATGTCTATTATCGTGATGAAATCATTAAAACAACATTAATTGAAGGAATTACTGATGCAAATCCGAAGAATCCTCATTTATTTGAATTGTGCTTGGTTGATGCTGTAGAATTTGTACATCCACGAGATGAACTTGGAATTTCCGAATCTGCTTGTATAAGATGGAATAATTGTATGGATTTTGATAAGTATGATTTGATTTTTTGGAGTCCCTTAGGTGGAACAATTGGTGTATGCAATTGTTTGAATGGTAATTCAGCAAACATTCAAAAAGAAGTAGATGCTGTAATTAAAAATGAATACTATAATAAGTACGTATAAGGAAAACTTGTATGAAAGGTAAATTTACACCATTGAATAAAGGTTTTGCTATTGAATTAGCAAAGAAATATAATCTTATTGAAGGCTGTTTTGGTGCTGAATATGGAGATTTTGATGATTTGCCAAATGAAACATTTTCATCTGTTAAATCTTTTGGAATAGATAAAATTTCAGCAAATAACCACCCATTGATTGATATTATGGAGAATAAGTTAGGTCAATGTGTTGTAATGCTTTATGAATCACCATATATAGCTGAAAACTATAATAGAGATGGTACATTTGGCTGTTTCTATATTGAACCTTGGTCAAGCCATAGAGCATCAAGCGTAGAACGATTTGAGAAATATCTGATTGAAGGTATTGAAAACCATAAAGAAATAAAGAAGAAAGTAAACGAACTAAATAATAAAAAGGATAATTATGACTAATAGAGATAAAGATGATTTGTTAGATAGAGTGGAAGATATAGAATATGATTTTCAGTCTTTATTAGAAGAAATTAAATCTGCTATTAAAGATGAAAACACCATATCTGATTTTGATACTTGGAAAATGAAAGTATTGCAGAGTATGCCAGAACAATGTTCTATGGCAACGAAAATAAAAGTAGAAGAATTTTTGGAGACTATACAGCCATGAATTTAGATGTTTTTATGATTTGGAGATTTAGAAATGTTGAAGGAGTTTTAGCAGACATTAAATCAGTCAATATGGAATGCTGTACATTTAATAATGGCTCTAAGATTACATATAATTTTAAAGATGAAACCGTAACAATTGATGACAAAAATTCCATTTTTCCAAAAGTAAAAACTATACCAATTAAAGAATGTACAAAAGATGTTCTTATAAACGAATATAAGTTTAAAGAACGATTTGATAACCGACACAATTTATCATATCAAAATAAGGAAGAATAACTATGAAACAATATGCAGTGATCTTTACTAGAAATGATGGATTTTCAGGTGTAACTACAATTGAAGCCATTAAAGATATTTATGAAGATGCTGTTAAATTTTCAACAGACGCATTCAGAAAAATTTTAAAAAAGAGCGAATATAAGTTTACATTAGAAGAAGGAATTGAACGTGGTGATATAGAATATTCTCACGATGATTTCTTTGATAAACGTATTAAAGATTCATGGGTATATCTTAAATTGGAATATCTTATTCAGGAAATTGAAATGTAATTAAAATTTTACAATCTTATTAAAAGATTGACACATAAAATTTACTATATTTGTCTATATGAATTTTGAAACTTTAAACATTGATGAACATAAGAATCTATGGTTTGTGTCTGATACACATTTCAATCATCGGAAATTGGTGACGAGTTGTCCTGAACATTTTGAAAGATGTAGAAAATATGCTACTGTAGATGAAATGAATTCCGACATTGTTTTTAAGTGGAATGAAACCATCAAGAAAGATGATGTAGTGATTTTCATGGGTGATTTTGTAATGAGTACAAAGGTTAAAGATGTTCCTGAATATTTTTATATGGTTGTGGATAATCTAAATGGCGAAAAACATTTCATACGTGGAAATCATGACCACATTCTTTCAAAAGTTACAAAAGATAATATATTATGGGCTGATGGTTTTGTGTTTGATTATCGCAACAGACATTATATTTGTCAGCATAATGATTTTAATGAAGTCAAATTGACTAATCCTGTATTGAAGGTAAATGATACAGATTATAGTATGAATGTTCTAGTTCATGGTCATACTCATGAAGAAAATAAGATTTCTATTGTAGATTTTGCTCCTACATGTAAAATGAAGCAAAACAATGTTTGTTGGGAAGCTTGGTATAGACCAGCAAACTATAAAGAACTCGTAAATATATCAGGAGAATTAAATGGCTAAACTTTATATCATTCGTGGTATTCCAGGATCTGGAAAGTCTACTTATGCAGAAATTCTTAGGAAAGATCTTTGGGAAGAAGGTCATGATGTTGCTAGATTTGAGGCTGACGATTATTGGATGAAAGATGGTCAGTATAAGATTGACTTGAAGAGACTACCAATGGCACATCAGTGGTGTTTTGATAGAACATTCAATGCTTTCACTAAAGGCTGTGATACTGTAATCGTCTCCAATACATTTACTACAATGAAAGAATTAAATCCTTATATCAATGAGGCTAAAAACAGAAATCTTGAAATTGTTGTATATCGTATGGGAAATGAATTTAAGAATGTTCACAATGTACCTGAAGAAGTCATTGAGAAGATGAAAGCCAGATTTGAAGACTATGAAAATGAAATTGTAATTAAGAATGTTTGATTATGGCTAATAGTGTAGGTGAAGAATATCACGATGTTTTAGTTGGTAGGTTCAATACCTTGAAAGAACATTATGATGAAATTTATAATAAGATCAATCACGAAAAGTTTAAGACTTTTGATGAATTGACATTAACAGTCAAGAAAGAACCTTTAGAAAAACAAATTGATTTATTGGCAGCAAAATATGTATTGCTGATGGATGAATTTAACAAACAAACCATAAATAGGAGATAAAAACTATGGCAAAAGAAAAGAACACACCTAAGGTTTCCGACAACACTGAAGTCATTGCAAGACTTGAAGCTGAATTTGCAGAGGTAGCAGACCGCTATGAAAAGTTGCATGCTTTCCTTGAACAAGATCAAAAGTTTGTCAAGAAGGTCGGTGAGGAACAAATTAACCTTATGATTGACCAACACAATGCAATGGAAACCTATCGTAATATCCTTGCGGTACGTATTGCATTGTTGAAACGTAAGGTATAATAGTCTGACATAGATAAAAGAATGGTTGACGAAAGTCAGCCATTTTTGTATAATTGAATTACAATGTATAATAAGATACTAAAAAAGATTTTAGAACTCTCGGAATATTCAGAGCGAAAACTGAAAAAAGATTTGTATTTCTATTTTATTATCGGTATAATAAACTATATTTTCTTGTTTCTACCATCATGGTCAGCAGTTAGAATTTTGCAAGTATGGAATTTCGTGTTTTTTATGTACATCAGTCTTAGCTGTCTATTAGCCATTGGATATAAAAGGTATAAAAAGAATGAAGATTTTTTCTAAATATCAAGACTATTATGATTCAGCATTAGGTTCATTTATGGAATCTGATGTAGTAATACATAGGCAAGAAAAAGAAATTGATATTGGAAGAATTGAATTTCCTTTATTGTGCTATAATAAAATTCCACAATGGAAAATGGACAAGCGAGAAATAGTTGACCATAATATAAAGACCACAATAGGACATGACATTACTCTAATTGGTTTTTGTGGTACGTGGTTTTTTCATTGGGTTAAAGCAGATATTGTAGATGATTCATTAAAAACAGTCTCGACTCATAATTATGTGTCTTACGATGAATTTTTGAAAAATTATCATGACAACACAAAGTGTTTTGCTTGGATGAAGTCTGAAGGAATATATGTTCTAAATGACCCAAACAAAATAAAAGAATGGACTACAGACATATTTGAGAAATATGGTCCTGTAATTGTCATTCCAGAATACTGTGGCATTAACAAATGGCATAAGAATACTCAATACGAAACTTATAAAGCACAATTATTTCCTTGTTTAAAGGACTATGGTTTTCAACAAGTGAAAGATCCATTTACAGCATTATGGGAATTGGAACACTGGTATGATACACATGCGAGACCAGATGAAGCAATAGTTCCTGTTGGTGATGATATTACTAGACTACAAGCATACGGTTTTGATAAGAAAACAAGTTTTAGAAAAGCAAAGGAAAAATAATGGGATTAGACATATATTTCTATAAGATTACTGATACTAAGATATACAAAAAATATCTAGAAAAAAGAAATGAAATGGAAGAATTTAATTCTTCATTGGATACAAAGTATTTTAAACAAATTAAAGCTTTTGAAAAGAAATATCAGAAATGGTATTCAAAAAATTCAAGTAAACAAAACGTAGATTGGGATAAAGCACCAAAACCTGATTTCTATACATCAGATGAACTATTTAAACGAGATAATCTACAAAAAGAAATTATGGAACTTAGAAAATGTGCTAATATAAATTATGATTCACAATTATCAAAATTATACATGAGAAAACAGAACTGGATGGTTAAATTTGTTGAAACTCGACATCCAGAATTATTGATTGATTCTAGTTATGGAAAGATATTGAAAAATGGCGAAGCAATACTGAATAAGAATGACATAAAAAATCTAGTTAAAAGAATGACTACTATAAAGAATTTTCTTCCAAAGAACTGGAAAACTAGAATGAGTAATGAATTTGCGACAGCAATAAATGAACTAAAAGATTTATGTGATAAAAATTTACCTACATTGGGAAGGTTCTTTTTTGGTTCAACGGAATATAATAGAGACTATTTTACATCAATAGTTGACGTATATCTACCAAGATTTAAAAAATTACTAGAAGAATGGGTTCCAGGTCAAAAAATCTTATATTGCGAGAGTTGGTAATGAACAATAAAGAAAACAACATAAAGATATTTAAAGACACGCTTCTGCAAATATCTAAATCCAAACAATTACAAAAGGCAGTTAAAAATTCAACTGATAAACAGTTTTTCTTGGCATCAAGTACAACATTACCGCCTATTGAGTTGAATAGGTTTACAGAACCTGCCAACATCATAGTATCAAAGAATAGTTCGTTCAATGCAGCAAGAAAATATAAGAATGTCTGTGTATTGAATTTTGCATCTGCTACTAATCCTGGTGGAGGTGTTGATAAAGGTTCCAGTGCTCAGGAAGAATGCTTGTGTAGATGTTCAACATTGTATCTAAACTTAAATACACCTTATTGTAAGGAAAAGTTTTATACTCCTCATAAAGAACATGGAACACCACTGCACAATGATGATATAATCTATACTCCAGATGTAGTAATCATTAAGTCGGATTCATATAATAACCTATTCCAGCACCATAAAGTAAATGTAATTACATGTGCAGCTCCAAATTTGAGAGAAACACCTGCTAATGCATACAATCACGAAAATGGAGAAGGAATCAAGATTTCTAATGATGAGTTGCATAAATTGCATGAACAACGTGCAGAACGCATACTGAACGTCAGTGCTTTAACAGGAAACGAAAATCTTGTGCTGGGTGCATTTGGATGTGGTGCGTTCAGAAATCCACCTGAAGTGGTTGCTATGGCGTATAAACAGGTCATTGAAAAATTCAAGTACACTTTCAAGACCATTGAGTTCGCAGTATACTGTGGAAAGGATGACACAAATTATCAAGTTTTCAATAAAGTTCTAGGTGTGTAAATAATATTTTACAGATGTATTGTCAGATATAACTGAATTGTTATATTTGGTTTTATGGTATTTGATTTAAAACTGTTCAGTGATCTTGGTAAATACTCGTTTGGCACAATGCTAGAAAAATTTGATACTGAACGAGATACAATATATCTTAACAATGAAAAAATAGAAATTACTAAGATTGAGGATTTATTTCCTTTTTTGTGGACTATATCAGATTGTAGTTCAAATAATGTTTATCATTTTTCAGACACAGAACCGTGGTGGATAACTTACTATGGTTATAGCAGAAAATATGGCATTATTAAGATGATAAATAGATTAAACGAAATGAAACATAAAATTGAATTGATCTTAAAAGAGGATAATAAGAATGTCAAATAAGTATGTGATCTGGTTTGATTTTCCTTATGGAAAAACTTATTTTAAATGTTCATATCTTGAAGAATCAACAACATCAAATAGATGCATAGAGATACCAGAATTCACACAAGATATATTGGCAGCTATGGAATTTGATGATAAAGACGAAGCACTAAGACGAGGTAAATTCTTTGCTGGTAAATATGGTTATGGAGTAGAATTGGTGAACTAACTCCACCCTGAAGGGTGGAATCTTCCTACTCAAGGTTCCTATTGGAACCAGTATCAATAGGCTCTTTGGACAGTTCCTGCCCTGTTTTATTTAAAATCTTTAGACCTTCATCCAATATATTCAATGCTGCATTTTTATCTCTATCTAAAAGTGTATGGCAATTAGGACATTCCCATTCTCTATCAGCTAAAGTTAATGTTGTGTTTTTATATCCACAACAATGACATAACTTACTACTTGGATAAAATGAACCTACTTTGATATATGTTCTTCCATACCATTTAGATTTGTAATCTATCATATTGCAGAATGAACTAAATGATGCATCAGCAATACTTTTAGCAAGTTTGTGATTCTTGACCATATTGGATGGTTTTAAGTCTTCACTTACTATAACTTGGTTTTCGTGTATAATTCTTGAAGAAACTTTATGTTGAAAATCTTTTCTTTGATTTCTTACTTTTTCATGTATTAAAGCTACTTTAAGTTTTTGTTTCTTATAATTATTTGAACCTTTAACACAATGACTTAGTTTTATTTGTGCTTTTAAAAGTTTGTCTAGCGATTTCCTGAAATATTTTGGATTATCTATTACAATACCGTCAGAATCTATAAGAAAGTCTTTAAGACCCAAATCAAATCCTATCTTATATTCATTTTCTGGTAATTTTTCAGGTTCATTACATTCACAACAAATACTACAAAAATACTTATTTGTCTTAGATTTCTTTAATGTTATATTACAAACTTTTGTTATATTATACTTAGAAAAATCATATCCGGACCTATAAGTAATTTTACCTATTTTTGGTACAGTTATTTTCCTATTTTCTATATCTAAAAGTTTAAAAAAATCTTTTCTCATTTGATCTGTTCTATAAGATTGTTTATCAGATTTCTTTTTAAATTTTGGTGCTTTAGATTTCTGTTTAGTTTTATGAGATAATGAATTAAACCAATTTGAATATGCTTTATCCAAATCTCTTATAGATTGTTGTAATGCTTTAGCTTCTACATTATTTAGCCAAGGATTAAATGCTTTTAGCAATTGTTCAATATTTAATTCTGTAGATTTAAAATTATAATCATTGAAATAAGATTGTCTTAAAGAAAGAACATTATTATATACAAATCTACAAGCACCAAAAGTTGAATTTAGCAACTTTTGTTGTTCTTTTGTAGGATATAATCTAATTTCAAACACTCTATTCATTAAAAAATCCTATTTAGAAGTAGCAGTTCTAAATAGGACAAAATAGGTATTTCTACCATTTAAATCTATTTATATTAGAATCTGCTACATTCTAATCTATATTATATTTATAATTTTAATTTTTTAAACATTGCTATTTAGCGAAAATTCACATACCACCTTAAAAGGTAGTATCTATCTTTTCGCATTTATGTATAAAAAATTTTACATAAGTTTATATTAAAACCATTGACAATGTTTGTATAATTTTCTATATTTAAACTTAGAAAACAACAACAACAAACCACGAGGTTAATATGAATTTTACCTCTCTCGCTTCTCTCAACGAAAAAATGCGAATCCAGATCACCACCAAATCTGAACAAACTGTAAAGGCACTCCGACGGTTGTATGACCTGCAGACGAAGGATGAAAAACAGATCAAGGACACTAAATGGCGTAATGCTGTTGGTTTCAAACCTCAGGATGCAAAGAAACTGAGTGAATTTGCCGAATTCCATATTCGTAATGGTTTTCTCACTGAGAAGCAAATTAACTTCCTTCAGACAAATCCTCGTTTCAACATTGGCAAATACGCTGGTCAGTTGGTTCGCCTCGCTATTGAAGAAGGCAAAATCCGCAAGGAAGGCAAAAACTACATTTACTAAGGAAAATAAAGACAATGAATAAGAACTTTACCAAAAATATGTTCACCACCATTATGAAGGCCTTCTATGATGAAATCAAGGAAAAAAAGGGAACTATGGGTGACCCCAATGTTGTGATTTACCGTTATAATGGTGCAGATATTAAGTTCAACCCTCGTAAATCCATGAAGGTTGGAAAGAAGGACATTACGGTAAATGATACAGTAATTCCTTATACTGACATTCGTGGTGTGAATTTCTACTTTGATAAAGAAATGTAATTTTTTATACTTTTAAATTGACAAACCAATAAACAATTTTTAAATTTACAACTAACAACAAGAGGTAATAACTATGGGACTTAAACCCGGACAAAAAATTTTCAAGATTATCAATGACTTTGAATCGTGGCAGTTGGATGACCCCAATCCTGGCCGTCAGGAATTTTTTGCAGAAGTGATGTCAGCCCTTGAAAACAATGAACTCGGACTTGCC